TCAGTAATAGTACACGTAGGGCCTGGAGCGATGAGGAAATAAGATCCCGTCAGGATCGCCTCCTTTCATGATTCGCCGGAGCGCTACGAACTCCTTCGCCCGACGGGGTCTGGTCATAAACATACGCGTCCAGGTCGACGGGCAATGACAAGTGTTAAAGTCGGGCCAAAGCCAGGAAGCGCGATGACGATGGTGCATCATCTTTCCTTCGAACCCTGGATAGCCAACATGGCAATGTGGTTTGGGTTTACCGTTACGATCGCGGTCTCTTCGTGAATTAAAAACAGACATTAAAGGTTCCTGCTATGGATAGTTACCTCATATGTCCTCCTTATATTTTGCCTGCGCGCGCTGCTCCTGTATGCCTGGTCCGTACCAGTCACGCTTGTGCCCACACATCCAACAGGAACAACAACATGGAGTGGTATAGTGGCGCCCCTGATCTTTTGGACTGCCGTTACGCACAGCGTTGTCGTTTCGCCGTTTATGCCTCATGCGACGCATGTGATGGCGTCGTTCCGCACGGGTTCTTGCCATGGTTCTTCCTCATATTGAGCGCGGTCATCAACCGCGTGGATATGAAGAAAGTCATTTTGGCGTTCAATGGGGCCATATTGACTCGCTCAGGATGCCTCGTTAAGCGGTTTGCAGTAGATATTGTCAATGTAGTGGACAAGGGCAGGCACGTCAGAAAACCAGTTTTGTTCTCCGCGAGCGAGAAAATCAGCAATAGCGCTTTCAATTACACTCCGACTGAGCACTTCAGCGTCAACCACCATTTTCAAGCCGATTCCTGCTGCGTAGCCCGGCAATATGCGGTAACCGCAATAAACTGGCGGTGGATTAGTACGCGCAATTTCTCGCGCACGTTTATCGGCAAAATCACTTATGGATAATCCCTCAAGCTGCGAGTCATTCCGTTGAGGCTTTCGTCCCCATGTATAGCTAATCGTTTTTCCATCGCGATTAATATCTGGTATGAAATCGAGATGCATTGCCTGACGCTGGCTGGCAGCGTCAAGCCGCAATAGCGCCTCATTGAAAGCAGCCTCTTCTATCTCATCGCTAAAAGCCACATTCGCCGTGATGATCTCCGCATTCCAGAAAACGGCTGGGTCACGACCGAGAAAAACTATATCGCTCCAGGTCCAGCCCCCGCTGGCAACTGCCGCATCATGTTCGCATTCGTCATAGAAGACGCCGCCCCAGACAGCACGCTCTTTGTAGATAAGATTTTTGATTTTGAGAGTCGCGCTCCGACGTTTACGGCGCGAAAGTGAGGTGAAGAGAACATGATTGCGGGCCATGGGTATCTCTGCGAATTGTCGCTGGGAGAAATCCAGCTGCACAGAATACAGGGGAGAGATTTAAAGTAAAAGATTTTTGTGCTGGTCAAAACAACGTAGTGTTCCGCCAGCAGATAGGGCTGAATAATGGCTAAGCAGGCAGAATAATAAACGACCTTATCGCACAGAAATCAGCCAACCTACTGAATTTAGGGCATAAAAAAAGACGTAGAATAACGTCTGTTTACTGCAAAATGGTACGCCCTACAGGGTTCGAACCTGTGACCTACGGCTTAGAAGAAAGTAGAGCGTTAATTAAGGCACTGTAAAGACTATATATTTCCGCGTTCGCATTCGGTTTTGTGTCGTTTCGTGTCTTTTGATGACTTCCATGTCTTTCCTGTGTCACTAGGTCACGCCACAATTACGACACACCTAAATCACATAACTGGGCAACCATCATCATCCTGAGTCGCCCGATTGATAATAAACGTCACAACCCCCTTAACCTCGACATCGTTAAGCGCTTCCCCTTCGATCGCTTCCCCATCTCTGGTAATTAGTGTCCTGCCCATCACCTTTGCAAAATCAGTTATTCCGGAATAAGCGATCATTACCGTGCTGTTCTGCTTAGGCTTGAGCGATACATCAATCACAACATAGCCAGTTGCCGTTTCTATGGTTCTGGTGTTTGGGCCAGTACCACATATCATGTCAACAGTGAGAGCTCGTTGTGCGTAGTCGTTGGCCGGGGAGGGAAATCCCATCAGAGCACCCTCCCCATGTTGCGCAGAATCCACAGTCGGTTGTTGCTATGGTCTGGCGTCTTGTCTGCAAAACACGATTGATAGCGCTCTATCCAGCGATTTGCTTCCGGCTCTGAGAAGTGGATACCGCGCCGCTGCAGCGAAGATACGAAATCTCGCGTATGTAGGTATTGGTATCCTTTCGAGTTCTGAAGGATGGACTCACAAAATGCCTGGTTGATATCTGATTGTCTGAGCATAATCCCTACCCTCAAAATATGTCGCGGTAGGGATACCCGTTACCGGATACCCCCCGCACAGATCCCGGCGTGCGCGATTTACGCACCGGGCTCCTGCCTCGGGTGTCTGGCGGTGAACCGCTCCACAGGCCATGGATGAAGAACCCGAACCCTTGGTAGCCATGCGGCTGCCAGTTTGTTTGCTTTCGTCCAGGTCGTATCATCCTTCTGGCTCCTGCGCCTGAGCGCCCGGCGCCAGAGGTTTGTTACGTGTGTCCTGAACTTCTGCATGGTGGGGAAGTTGCCCGGTACCGAGTGATAGTTCAGGTATCCCTGAACCACTCTCCTGAGCCATTTTCCCTGTTCGGGGATTGAGTAATGCCAGCGCCTTCGCAGACCGTCTTTGATGGCTTTCAGAGTTGCCGTCATCCGATCCCGGCGGGTCTTTCGTATCAGCATGAACCTGCCGTTGCGATCTTTCCCGCTGATGTGCGTGAACCCGAGGAAGTTGAACGTTTCTGGTTTGCCTTTTCCCCTGATGGCACGGTTTTCGGCAGCGAAGCGGCCGAACTCCATCAGACGGGTTTTCTCCGGGTGAACCGTGAGTCCGAACTCCCTCAGTCTGCGCTGCATGGCTATACGGAAGCGCCGGGCATCGTATCGTTTGTCGAACCCGATGACGATGTCATCGGCGTATCTGACCATTACCACATTGCCTGTGGCATAGCGACGTCGCCACTGATGCGCCCACAGATCGAAGACGTAGTGGAGGTATATGTTTGCCAGCAGCGGTGAGATGACCGCACCCTGTGGGGTGCCTTCCTCCGTTGCTCGCCATTGACCCTCCTCCGACGTCCCGGCTGTGAGCCACTTACGTATGAGCCTGATTACCCTCCGGTCGCCGATCCGATGCTCTGTGAACCTGATCAGCCATTCGTGGCTCACCCTGTCAAAGAACTGACTGATGTCGGCATCCAGTACCCAGTTTACGTTAGTGCGTACCAGCCCTGTGGCCAGTGCGTCCAGTGCATCGTGCTGGCTTCGCCCGGGTCTGAACCCGTATGAGAACCCCATAAAGTCGTTTTCATAGACTGCGTTCAGGATTTTCACCAGCGCATACTGGACGATCTTGTCCTCCAGCGAGGCGATGCCGAGCGGGCGTTGTTTTCCATCCGCTTTTGGGATGTAGTGACGCCTGCCGGGCTGCGCCCTGTAGCTGCCCTGATGTAGCCTCCGGTGCAGATCTGTTATGTTGTTCTTCATGTTTCCGGCGTAGTCCATCCACCTGATGCCATCCACTCCGGCGGCCGCTTTCCTGCTCAGGGAGAGGAATGCGGCTTCCAGTGCTTCGACTGTCAGCAGGTGGAACAATGCTGTAAACCGTTCTTTCTTCCGCTGCTTCGCAGCTTCCCGCACGCGTGACAGCCTCTGTGACATGCTTTCCCGGCTCTGTGTCCGGCGCATGTGTGGCTGTTCCGCGTTCCCCTTGGCCCCGCTCCTTCGCTCCACTGACTCCGCTCCTTTCGGGTTGTTCGCCTGCTTCGCCGCTACTATGAGCGAGTCCGACTTCTCCTCTCCGTACATCACCGGCTATGACTCCTCGTCTTCCCGGTGCGGGCCATCTCCGACACTGGCAGATGGTCAGAGGGGAGATCTCCCGGTTCCCGCGTAGAGATCGTATTGACATGCCAGGGTCTCAGACCCCGCCGGGTCCATGTGGCACTCGCAGTATCGCACCCTATGATGTTGCCTTCCGTTAACAGTACAACGTCGGCACCCGGTAATTTAATATACATTTCGTGGCTCAATGGCTGGCCTGTCAACACCCCTGTCAACGCTTCGCCCCATACCTCGCGGTATGCAACGCATGACTCGGGGACCTTGTGGATTGCTGGTCCTTCAATGGTCGGGGACTTTCACCCCTTGATCTCTACCGGTCTCCCGGCGCACACTGGTTATATATACAGCAATATTTGTAAGCGGGCAGATCAAGAAAGGCGGCGACTATCAATTTTCGTGACAGCCGCAAGTTATTGCTACGACAACGCATTAAACTGAGACACTAAATCTGTATCAACTAGCGTAACCGGGTAATAAACCAGGCGTTTGAGATATGCATTGGAAACCGCTGCGGGTGTCGTTCTTGCTCGACCAATCATAAGCCGGTTCAGCTGTGTTGAGACCAACGGAGCACCGCTGTATTTGTTGATGCCGTCAAATACACGCATGTCGCCGTTGATAAATGAACTCATAAAGGACTGATGGCCGTTTCTCACTTGCCCTAAACGTTTAACTTCCACGGTTATCTCTGAACTACCGACAATTTTGGCTGCTGCAGTCAGGTTCTGATTGGTGATGCTGTTACTGATGCGACGGTTCATAAAGTTCACATACTCAGCCACAGAATCATTGTCAAGGCAAACAATGGCTTGCCCGGCATTATAAGCCCCGCTCATCGCCTGCAAGCTGGCGGGCATGTTGTAATCAGCAAAAATAGCGCCGCGATCTGTAGCCATAAAATCCAGGTCCTGGCGAACAGTGCAAACTTCGTCCGGGCGCGTCACTGCGGCTCCTGACGTTGGAATATATGGTGTCACTCCATCCCAGTTTTCAATCTGCGCCCCCCAAATGTAAATTCCCTTCCCCGTGCCGGTGTATGCTGGCAAGGCGGCTGCTGATGTCACATCATTGATCAACGCCAGAGTAAACTGTGGAGAAGCAGCTACGGTCGGGGTTATCGTTATGCTGATGCGATACCAGCCATTTTTAAATTTCCGGACACTGGTCTGCAGGATACCTGTAGAGCTGCGTGTACGAACGCCATTTACCAGGTCAAAGTTTGCATACTGAGGGGTTGCAACAGCGCCCTGGGCAACGAGCTGAATAATGCTGGCAGTATTGGCCTTCGCATAAATACTAAACGTTACCGGGGAGCCTGTCGTTGCCGCTGGTGTGGCATTTTCGAGCATTGAGTGAATGAGGTCACTGCTATCCGTCGTCTCATTGAATGGCGATGCTGTCGGGTTTCCGTCTGGTGCCGTGGTTTTCGCCGCAACGGTAGAAACGTTCGTTTTTGTCCAGGTAGACCCGGAAAAGTTTTCGCTGTTTGCCACCTGGTTGGTTGTTCCCGCAGCAACGCGCAGCCCCAGGCAATCACCCGTGATCGGGTCATACTCGATAGCAGCCTCGCCGGATGCGAGATACTCGATTAATCCGCTTTTGTTTACCCGCGTGGTTTCTGACGCGCGAGTGAACGTCACTAGATCGGCCAGGCGCCGGCTGCGAACGGCATTTCCCGTTGTCCTGCCGAGGGCAATATAAAGCTCTTTCTCAAAGTCCAGGTAAAGACTGGCCAGTTTCGGCATCGGGGCCTGTGGGGAAGGAAGTGCGGCAGCATCGCCCTGATAAGTTTTATTGCTCTTGATTTGAGTTGCCATTGTCAGATTCCTGGATTGTTCAGAGTGGTGACGCGGGTTTGCGTACCGGTCAGATTTAGTGTGTTCTGCGCGTTACCCACGCAGTGGTTAAATGAAATATCGACATCGGTAAGCGTACCGCTGGCATAAACAGGATATTGCTGAGTAGGCGTAGACTGGATGTCGCGAATTTTATTTGCGCTGAACGAGCTGATCTTAACTTCTGAGGCCAGATTAATTCCGTTCCCGGAAGCGGTCAGGCCGTTATTCCAGAAGCGGTTGTTTACCACATCCATATTGATCGCCGTCCCGTCTTCCAGGTTCAGACCATGCCGTCCGTTTCGATAAACGTCATTCCCCTGGATAAACATGCTGCGGACTTCCTGGCCTGGCGCTTTGAGGTTAATTCCATCTTCGCCATTATCACGGATGGTATTGCTGTCAATCTGGTATTCGCCGTCTCGCTGCTCAGTCGTGCTGTTGTAATAGACGCCATGTTTAGCATTTTTGGCGATAATATTGCACTGCAGACGCCCGCGCGAACCGGGATATGCCAGCACAGTTCCCGGACTGATAATCACGCCATAATTATTTTCTGAGAAGTTGTTATTGGTAGCGATCATGCCATCAACACCACAATCACCCAGGCCAGCGTTATTCCCTGTACATGTGTTGCCGGTGACTATCGTGTGTTCAGAGCTGTAAGGCGCATTTGTTCCGTGCTGTTTCTCAAGGAAGATGCCGAAGTTCTTCCCGTTGCGGCAGAAGTTTCCTGCGACATACAGCGGCTCGCTCTGCGTACCGCCAGCCCCTAATCCGAGACCAGATGCCCCCGCAGGGTTATCGTTACCCGACGGCGCTAGCCGACCAAAGTTCTCCACCACGCATTCAGTAATCGCGGAATCGCGCGCAAAGTCGATGCCGATCCCCGTAGCGCCAGAGTTTCGCACGCGCAGGCGGTGCAGGTGACCGCGGCGGTAGAAGTTAAAATACAGCCCCTTAGTCCTGGGGAGATAACCTTCGTCAGGCAACACCTGGTCCTGACAATCCACCTCAAAATCGGAATACACAAAATCCGTCAATTCCGGGACGGGATTCGTCGGTGATGTGGTGAACTGGAGCGCCGAATATGAGCCATACGGCATCAGGATTGTTTTGCCGGTACCGGCGCCAATAATCGATACGTTCGGCGCGGGCGTGAGGAAGGAGCTCAACCGGTAAATACCCGGTGGGAGATAAATTACCCCGCCGTAAGGGTTTCGGGCCATATCCCGGATTGCGCGCTGAATCACCTGTCGTGCATCTTCCTGGCTGTTTGGGTCCCAGCCATAGTCCTTGATACTTGTGAGAAACCGGCCATCTGCCTGCTGCTGTACGCGGCGGGACAGGCCATTCAGCATATTGTTAACAGATGTCGGAAGACCCGGGAGATTAAGACCGCCCAGCTCATCAATATAGCCATATGCCGCCTTATCAGCGGAGCTCAGTGTGTTGAGAAACGGCCCCGGGACAGGATGAACCTGCGCCAGCAGATCCTGCAGCGTAAAATCAGTAAGAGGGATGCGGATCTTTCCTTCCGCATCGGTAATAACGAGTTGTACCCCGTCTCTATCTGTAGCTGAATGAAGATTAGAGGTGTTGTCTTTCCAGCTTCGCGATGCCATTTCTTGAAGACTTTCATTCATTCCGGAGAAGAATTTTTCTCCGGACTCAGTCTCCAGCTCAGTTGTGATTCCGTCTGAGGTAATGGATTTTGATAAGTTACTGTCATCATTTTTATCAATGGACTCACTGATGGTGACATCAACATACCCCTGAGAAGGCATTGCCTTGCCGGTGGCTTCCAGCGTACCACTGTTATTGATGTACTCATCTGCCAGGCTGGTATCTTCAATACTTACGACCCAGCATCTGGCCCCATCAAGAATATTTCCTGCGGCTGCGTCTTTCTGAGCTGCAGTAAGTGTAGGAAACTGGCGTATAGTGTTAGTGACAGCTGAAGTTCCCGGCTGTGCGGCTTGAGCCACAGCCACGCCATTGTCGTTCTGGTAGGTGATGAAAGCATCCGTTCCATCTACACCCTGAGCTACACGAAACGACTGCCCATTGGTTGTAGCCGCCAGGCCAGCGATAGTACCATCCGGGTCACTTGAGGTTTTGTAGAAAGTGAATTTGTTGTCGCCGAATTCTGCTGCGGTTGATGCTGCAACCACAGCCTCGTCCCTTGCTGCGCTAGCCTCTGTGGCTGACTGTAACGCATTAGCTTCTGAGGTAGCTGCATTCTGTTCCGCTGACGAAGCTGATTCAGCTGCATTCTTCGCTTCCTGCGCGGCTTCGCTTGTGTCCTGGTATCCCTGCTGCGCTTCCAATAGGTACTGTTTAGCTTCGGCAGCACTAACCGCGGCATTAGCAGAGAACTGCGCAGCCTGTTGGGTATCTGAAATAGACATGGTTTATCCTGAAATTAATACGAGAAGGGATTTATGACTTTCGGGCTAATTGCTTATCTTCTGCCAAAGGGTTGTTCTGTGCTGGTCGTTTACTGTTTCAGTCTTTCCCATGCATCGCCATGTCCCATTTAATGCTGTCGAAGCATGATTGCCGTCTCCCGTCGCTGGAAATAGCAAGGTTCCGCTAACTGTGTCATTATAATTTGCCGCTCCGTCATACCATGCCCAGGAGTAAGCGCCAACTTCATTAATATATTCCGGAGGCTGCTTGTTAGATGGGCTGTAAACTCGATTACCCTGATCATAAACACCGCCCCCAGCTTTAATATCTCCTTCAGAAGTAAACTCTCCATTTTCCTTAAACCTGAAATATTTCCTTTCACCATCTTTGACCACGACGATGCGTGACTCAAAGTGGTCATTAACAATATCAACGCTGTAGATCTCACCCCACATCGTTCCGGATAGGCCATAAGGGTAGTAAAGGCCCGTAGCTGACCTGACCTCCCCTAAGTCTGATTCACCAGAACCGACCATATACTGTGTAGATGACCAGATATTAGCCCCGGAAAGGAGAGGAATAGTATCGCCCTGCGTACCTATATCTCTGACAGCGGAGGTGCCAAGCCCAAGATTTGATCTTGCAGATGACTTTGCAGCATTTCCTGCGTCTGCTATTTCTGAGAGGTTATTATCAATTCTCAGGAATCCATCATCATTTGTTATATTGGTGCCATCAGAATGGATTTTGGTTGTCGTTCCCGGCTTGCTGTTAACCGTTTTCCCCGCAGCCTTTGTACTTATCTGCACATAGTATGCAGATCCAGTACAATTATTCTCAATGGTCCAGTCCTTTATCCAAGGTGGTAGATAAAGAACCCGATTTCCAGTCAACCCACCAGTAAGAATTATCCTCGGATTTGCAGCCTGCAGGTGAGAAACATTAACATTGGCAGTTGATATTGATACTGTGGCAGCCCCGCATCCCCAGGATGGTATCCATCCTGAAGACGTAGCATCTGTTTTCTCAGGTGCTGAATTATTAGCATCAATTGTATTTAACCATGTTACTGAGAAATTACTCGCCGGTATTATTGCCCCTTTTGGGTATCCGGCTATTGCTGTGCGAAAGTCATTATTGAACGGATAACCCATACCTGCCGCAGACCATTGAAGGCGGGTGTAAACGTCATTGAAAATGCCGTTAAAGTCCTGTCCTTTTGGTGGCTTTCCGCCTGCAGATAAGGCTACTCTGGTCAATGGAGGAAAGCCGGAATCCATAGCTGCATTACCTTCAGCGAGCGTATCCGATGTTGAATTGGTTGGGATGGTGTTCTTCTCACCATTAACAGAAAAAACTACCGTCAACCGAGACGGAATGGCTGAATTATTCAATTCAGACCTCCTGAATTATCTGAACTTTTACCCCGGGCGGGGAAGGAAGAGCATTTGAACTTTGCACTATTGCCAGCTCTACATCGGAAAGAACGAATTCGAAAACGTAGCTCATTACGTGATCGCCATCGTCCCTGACATAAGCTCGTCCGCTATCGCCGAACATATACATCAACATGCGGTTCATAACCGGCACCGTGCAGTCGCTGATATTTGCCATTGCTTTGCACATGATCAGCTTGCGATAGGCATCGTTGGTCAGGACAACGGTGTTTGTATCCTGAGTTCCGGTATAGAAAGGAGCCTGGTTGAATGGCTGAGGATCGGTGAGTTCAGCAGGCGTGCTGGTCGCCTCTCCGAATCCAAAAAAAATCTCTGACGGTGTGACCGTCAACAACCGGCCTACATCAACGATTTTACCCCAGCACATCAGCCCGTAATCGCCACAAGTCTCGATGTTGAATACGAGGTCATAGAACGTGTCTATCCAGTCCTCTGGCGCCACTGAATCATTAAAGGTATCAATCAGTGTCCGCAGGCTTGTTGAGTTCACGTACTGCGCGTAGATCGTCCAGTCGACATTATTCACTTACCGCCTCCGTGATGATGTTTGTCGCATCGAGAGTCGGTTCCTGATCAATACCCATGGTCAGCGCACTAGACCAGGTCGTTCCGTCCAGAGAGAGTTGGACCGAAAGAACGTTCATGTTCTGTGCATCAAGCGACTGAATAGGGCCGATATACCGGCTGCCATAAATACGCGCGCCGGCACGCGCCCGGGTCCCATCATCTGCGCCGGTGAAGGCATTAAGAATTACCGTTCTGATCTGCGCGTTGATATCTGATGGAAGGCCGTCATTCGCCTCGTATTCCACCTTGATGTGAACACTCACCGCATCCAGCGTTTTCCACCTGTAGGTATACTCCGGGTAAGGGGCATCATAATTTTCGGTATCCTGCACAGTTCCGGTGGTGTCACCGTTCATGACGATACCAGGGGGAAGCTTTTTATTGATGGCCGCTGCAATGTCAGCGACCGCCCCGCCATAAACCCCGATATAAATCGAGCTGGCCAGAAGCGTGTAATTCGTCGAGCCTTTATCGACGGAGGTGGGTTCTTTGTTGTCGATAACATAGACATCAAGCACCCCGTCGACCTCCAGAACGGCAGCGCGCACAGCTGCAGCCGTGTTGAAGGCATTACGCGCTACCGACTGACGGCGCCGATACTCAAAGGCAGATCGCCCTTCCACATTTGATCCCGGAACGCCTGCGGTCTCGTTGGTAATGCTCGACCAGCCACTTACCGCGACATAGATGTTTGTCAGCGTCCCGATTGGGCAAGCTATCGGCCCGGTAGTCAGGTTCTGGAACTCGATTTTTACCGTCCCGTCTGCGCCTATCGTTCCGGCCGCCAAAGACACGTACATATAACCGTTATCGTCGGTTGCATAGGACTGTGCGGGAATTACCGTTCCCGGCACGCCGGAGCATGTGGCCGTTACAACCGTGCCCGCCGCAGCAATGCGGTCGAGGAAGTAAATCCTGCCGATGCCATCCTGAAATCTGCCGGAGGAAAAGTCCGGGTTCATGTTGTTGACGATAGCCAGAAGCTGATCGTTTTTGTCAGCGATGATTGCAGTATCAGTGACAGCCAGTTGCCCCTGCGGCGTCTTGAGGTTCGTGCTCATCGCCGTCCCAAATGCAGAACCAATATCTGCTATACGCCCGGCAAGAATGTCTCCCTCATCTGGAACATCAAGGCCAGTGGTGGAAAAGGTCACGGCCGGTACCGCCGTAGAGATTGTCGTCATTTTTTCCTCACAGGGTGACGCTGGAATCCAGGCCGTTGGTATCCACGATCGCAATAACGCCGGTAGTGCGGCGCGTATCGCGGTTGTTAATCAGCGTCGGCTCAGCGCGCGCGATATAGCTCATCCGCAAGGCTTCAACCTGAAGCGCGGCCGCCATGGCGCCAGTACTGGCCTTAACGTTCAGCAGCTCTTTGTAATTAACGCCGGTGTCTTTTTCGTAAATGCACTCGCCGCGTATAGCCAGGCATGCCGTCGCTACGTCCTGAGTGCAGGCGTAGGGGTTTTCTACCGTGGCGATATTACCCAGCTCATCAAGGACAAGATCCCAGGTATCGGGATCGAGTTTGAGAGATATTGTTTTCATGGATTTCGCCCATAAAAAAACCCCGCCGAAGCGAGGTTTGAAAAACATAAGGTTGAGTGGCTGTGTTAATACATTGATTTGATCTGCGTGGTTCCGTCCGGAACGCCATACTTGCTCATTTTCCAGCAAGCCTCAGCAACCTGGATTATTTGGTATCTCATTTCAGGGCTAATTCCTTCTGTTAAGCTAATGTGCTTCTTCATAAACTCAAGGGTCACACCTTCCCTTTGGGCTGCTCCAGCCACCCGGCACATATGCCTTACCCCAGCATCAGAATCAGCTTGCTGGTATGGATATCGGGCCATTAGAGAATAGTAGACATTATTTAAAGTGTAAGATGCGGAATCGATCTCACGCTTGGCCATGCACTCTTTACTAGCCTGACACTCAGCTTCTTTCTGCTTAGCGAATATTTTATTCTGTTTATCTTTTTCTTCTTGGTACTTTTCCATTAGAGAGTCATAGGCACTAGCATATTTTCCATAATAACATAATACATCTCTTTGACATTCATAGGTGTTTTGATTTGGAAGTTCCATTCCTGTTGTGTTCTTGAATTTATTTCTTAAATTAAACACAGACAGCCTTTCATTTGATTTTGTCTGAAATGTTACATTCTCAAAATCATGTTCTTTCTGGTAGTTTATCGCCTCGTTAGGAGATAAGGCACAACCTGACAAAGAAAGCGAAAGCGCGAGAAGAAAATACTTTTTTATCATTGTTACGGCTCCAGAGGATTTGTGCGGCTTCCTCCAGATTCTACCCCGCCGTGGTCGTGCCCATCAACGATTGAACCATCAACCAACTGCAATTTCCCGTTCGCGAGTATCTTCAGGCCGTTGATGTTAACCACTCCAGGACTCTGTATTTTTATTCCGCTGCCTGTAAACTCAGCGAACTCCGTGGGTTCATCATTCAAGCTGGCGATAGCCGTGATGTAAACGGCATCTGAATACGAGTGCCTGCGCTGAGTTGGTGGCGGACCACTTTGCCTTGATGTTCTGACATTGGTTGTGTCTTTGTCACAGGCGATTACCAGGCCAATATCACCGATGCGGGGAGTCATTTTTACAGCGCTATTCCCGGCCTGATACCGAATGAATGGAATGTCATACACCTCCTGACATTTAATCTCCCCACCGGATACGTTCGCTCCGCTCACAAGAGGGAGCACAGTCATAACGCCATCACCAACATCTTTAACCAGAACAATATCAGCAAAAACATTGCCCTTTGATGCCGTGGCTATAAGCGACAAGATCGCATTCCCCTGACAAGAGATGTCAGAAGCTTTTTGGTTAGTTGCCATTGCTATCCCCGCCGATGACAGATGCAGGAGACGCCACAACAAATGTCTCCCAAAGTCCACTAGGCACTTTACAGGACAGATAGTGAGTAGTCCCCGCCTGCACCACCCACTCGCCGCTAGCGTGTGGAAGCTCTGTCTCAAGAATGATCTTAGTGTTCAATTTTAGTGCCGGTGAATAAATGCATCTAAAGTTAATCCCCATTTCATAAAATATTGGATAACCGATAAGTCCATGCTCTGGAGAAATTAACGGAACAACAGAATCCGACGGTGTTTTACCTGTATAAATTGTGACAGTACCAAAATCTATATCAACAGAAATATCATGAGCTGCCGCAATTTTTAATATTTGCATTATTGCGTTGTCGTCGAAATATGGATTCCGGTGTGTAGCCTTGACGTCCACGTTAATGAACTTTAAACCAACCTTAAAGGCAAGAGCGCGAATCATATCAGCCACATCAGCATCGCCACGAATGGACGTGGGCTCACAGGGGATCAGGCGCTCCCTTCCGGCTGCCGCTGCGGTTATCTCAATCGGGGCATCCGGCATCTGGTTCAGGTTAATCCTGGCAGATGTTATTGACCCGGAAAAAACACGGGTATCACCGGCATAAACGACGATTGAATTCTGTGCATACGCGATTATCTTTTGCGCGTTTGTCGTCAACTTTGACATGTTTTCCAGGGAAAGTCCCCAGAGGCTAAGCTCAATAATCGTGCCGGTAGCGCCGCCAAAGGCAGATATAGCGGCCTCGCATTTGAACCCTTTAACAATTAGGGTATTGCCAATACCGCCGTCAAACGTGCCGTTAGCCAGCGTGAACGATACGGTAAGTTCTCTCTCCTTGTAACTCATCTGCCGACCTCACTGCTCGTCGCATAATACAACTTGAATCTGGTTCCGATTTCGTCGTAATAGGGGTCTGCGGTGCCTTTCGAGTCAACGAAAACCAGATCGCCACTGAATCCCAGATATTTATACCGAACCAGGTAAACGCAGTTCAGGCAGAGGACGCCCTGAAATATCGGCTTGTCATCGACATACAGATCGGCGTAAAAACCGGTGGAGCGCTGATGCAACTTGATAGCGCAGTTCTGGCCGCCAAGCGTGACATACACCTTTTGGGATAGTGACGGTGATAAGCTAATTTCCTGCATGTCACATCACCTTTTCCAGAAAGTCGGAGACGGTGCTTTTTATCTGCTTAGAAACTGCAGTAGAAGAACTGTCCCACGCCTTAGAGACTGACTCGGCCGCCGAGTTAACGTTAGATACAATCGCCGCCCCTGTCGTCTGGAGAGCGTCTGATAAGGTAGTGTTGGCACTAGACCAGGCATCTTTAACATTACTCAGAGTCACCTCTTTCGTTGCCCCGGTGATCACCTGCGTTGAGGCTGCGGTGCCATTGTTGGTTTTCGCGTTGCTGGTCGGTGGGCCTTCAATTACAGCGTTTGAAAGCATGACCTCCCCGCCGTCCATGATCTCCTCGAAAGTGCAGTTCGCCATCAACAACGTCTGCCCACGATACGACCCCACAAAGTAATCGAAGTGGGTCAGATCGTAGCTGTAATACACCGTATCAGGTGTCTCAATGTTGTAGGTGCTGGCCGTATTTTTCATCTCATCCAGTTTCTGAATGAAATTGTTCCGGCTCAGCAGGGAGAAGTTAGTCAGGTTTGGCAGGGACCCGGAGAAAGCCGTCCACCCCTCAAGGGCAAAAATTATCCTGAGTTCAGACGGCTGTTTCACTTTGTTATAGGACGTGTACCGCCCCTTTTCTACCGGCCCCTTAGTCACTGCCGCATCACCGTAGCGATCAACACTAACCCAGCCGGAGGGAGAGAAAACCTCCTGCCCGGCTGCAGCCGTCAAAAGCGACTCGTCAGCGGTGTTATAGGTGATCCGGTAAGTTGGCGACAGGGCGCTGTTAAGGACTGACAACAGGCTTCCTCCCTGAATGGCGGATAGCACTGTCGAGACATTCAGAGAAAACGACATGAGTTATTGTCCTGAGTAACCAGCCAAAAGCATGACACGGTTGTCGCCGTGCTTTTTGATGTCGCTGGTAAGCTGTTCCACGTTCTGGGCCTGGGTGGTGATTTTGGTGCCATAAAACTGATAAGTCGCACCGGACTGCCCTGGCATTGCGCGGTCTACGGCCATCCCGGCGCCGGGGCGCATTCCGGCCATGACTTTAGGGACGTAATTGCGAGTTTCCGAGGGAAGGTTATCCATCCCTTTCTTCTTGACGTTTCCGAGCCCCCAATTGTAGGAAGCGAGTGTTTTTTCAAGATCACCTCCTGTGGCGTCCATAAGCCAGTTGAGGTATTTCGCAGCGGCCTCTGCGGATTTGTGGGGATCGTAAACATCACGACCATTCAGTCCCATATCCTTTGCTGTGCCTGGCATGAACTGGAACAATCCTTTAGCCCCGGCCTTCGATTCCGCAAACGGATCACCACCTGATTCAGTAGCAGCTACCGAAGACAGCAGACCGGCTGGAAGGCCATATTTACCCTCCAGCGCACCGAACTCGCCCGCCATTGCCTGCAAGAATGATTTTCCTTTAATACCCAATTTTGCTGCTTTGGCATTTAATGGGATGTTAGGCTGGTATTGGCCTACATCCAATTTCATTGCCGTAGACAAATCCATTTGGGTATCCATCATTGCCTGCTGGTAGGCATTAGGAACAGTCCTCTGTGAGCCATTAGGAACAGCACCGGAGTCAATTTGCCGCTGCCTTTCCTCTGCGTCTTTCTTGTTAAGGAAAAACTCTCCATTAGAGGTCCAGAAAATACCGTGATTTTGCATCCACTCCTTATTTTCCTTGCTCACTATCTTCGACAGGAGCCCGTCAATTATTGGATAGAGCGCGGTTATGGCAAAAATAAGACCACCCGGACCACTTAGCGCAAACGCAATTCCTCTAAACCATGATGCAACCTTTAAAGCAAGCAGCGCGACAATAACATTCTTCCACCCTCCCACTGCGTCGGCTGCATCATTGGCTGCAGCCGCCACGTCTTTGATGGCGCCGAAAAACGCATCAATACCGGCTTTCATCTCTTTAGGGTGAGATTTCATCCATTCAGATAAGTCACGAAGTACGCCGTTGAACTCGCGCACATACGGGATCAGGAAGGTATAAAACTGGTTTTTTGTGGTATCAAGGTTCTGGTTTAATTCAGCCCATGCAGAATTGAATTCCTTGGCCCCGTTTATTGACTCATCAGAAATTCCTGAGTTTTTAGTCAGGCGATCAACTTCAGGCAGGAACTTTCCTTCCTGGTTGCGCTGGTTGATAGCATCATCAACACCTACCAACTGAAGAATCTGACGGCGGATATCTGGATCGGTAACCTTCCTTGCCGACTCCAGTATTTTCCTGAACGTGGTTTGTGCTGAGTCGTCCCTGATATTGAAAGAATCATGGGTCAGTGAATTAAGCCGAATTGCAGCTTCCTGCACTGGCGTATCGTACACCCCGACCTTAGCCAGTTGCTTTGCGTTCTGAAACCCCTGCAATGCTGCACTTATTTTCTCGACAGAACTACCGGCCGCCTCTGCCGCCTTACCCACGCCGTCAAGCTCTTTGGCTGTCATCCCCAAAGATTTAGCCTGAATGGACAGCTCCATTAGCCCTGAGGTAGTGCTTTTCACAAAGCTCATCAGGCCGCCGGCAGTGACAGTAACGCCAGTCAGTGCCAGCAATTCCGTCTTTATGCTGCCGAAGAATGCTGCTGCCTTTTTCCCCTGCTCCGCCATTTCCTTGGCAGTTTTTTTCGCATCCTCACGCTGCTTCTTGAGGTCGTCGCTAACGTCTTTCTGCCCCTTACGGAAGTCAGACGTATCAAGGCCCAGCGTAATCAGGAGGGCGTCAATTACCGTTGCTGCCATGATCACTCTCCGCTATGGCTCTGTTGGTGTTATCCACGGTCATTATTTCAATCAGCCACCACATATCCTGAACGCTGTACACCGTGTCCAGTTCGTGGAGTGTCGCCATTTTCCCGGAGATCACCGCGGCAATGGTGCGCGGTACATTCGCATACTGTATAAAGCCGCGATCTGAATCTTCAGGAACGGATAAGGGGATTTCTAACTTGCGGTGGCTGCTACAAAAGCGATATGGAGTTTGAAGGCTTCGATTTTCAGGCGCGACCAGGTGCTGATTTCTTCGATCTGACCTTCGTCAACAAGCGCTGTTTCGATACCGTTACCCCCGAGGAATTTCACGCAGCCAAGCAGCTCATCAAGCAGAGGCTTCGACTGTGCGAACGGGACTTTAGCCAGTGAAGTGATACCCCACTGAGCGAGACCGGCCATACCGCTTGCCATCACGCTTTCGTACAGCTCGCGTGCTTCTGCGTTATCATCGGCCTGGGCCGGAGCCACCGCGGCACCGATGGCCGCCATCATATTGTCGGGAACGGTAACCCCGGCGCCAATCACAGCGCACGCCAGGCGGATCGCCCACTCTTCGGCCTTTCTCGCCGGCATTTCGGTGATTTTGAACTGCTTACCCTTGTCACGGTTATCTGCTTCAACTGTGAATATGATGCTTTTACGAGCCATTTTTGTTTCCTGAATGAGTGTTCTGGCAATAAAAAAGCCCACCGTAGTGGGCTATCTGTAATGGTGACTTTAGGAGGTTCACGCCTCAAATCCTGGGAGGTACATCTGAACCTCGTCTACCACACGGGCGCGGGCGGCCATAAGCAGGCGCTTTCTTCCACCTGCGCCCCACTTCCCCATTCGACTTGCGCACTGACTAACTTCCTTCGTTTCAGCGTTTATCACATGGTCGATTTTATTTAAGCGGGACATGGCATCAAATCCCTGACGGACGAGAGACTGGAATGTCTGATAAACACGGATTTCAAACTCAGCACTGAGCCATGCAGCATAGCGAATAGCGACGATCTCCAGAGCCCAGACGCCTTGATTCAGGCCACCGTTAACGACCTTAACTGGTTGATTTTCTTCCAGAGTGCATTTTTGCATTCTGGCTAAAGTGTGGACAAATTCCTTAACCTTCTTAGAGCGAAGGAACTGACTCGGGCCCTGATTTTCTTTAGCCTGGCCACTGCATACCGCGGAAGCGTGCAGGTCATTCAGGCTGTAGCGCCCATAGTCATCAACACGAACGGAGACGCCGTTTACTGATACGGTTGGATATTTCATGCGAGTTACCTTAAGAAAGCGAACCTGTCACACAGAAAAGCCGCCCCAGAAGGCCCGCCGGCACTAACGGCAGTTCTCAGGATCGCTTTCTGTAAGGTTCCGGGATTATAACGTGCGCGTGTGAAGCGCGGGGAATTGTAGGAATAAAAAAGCCCGGACTTAGCCGGGCTGATTGTTTACGCTGAATAGTCTGCCGGAGTGACAGTTTCCCACTGGATAAGTCCAGTTACCGGCTGAAGAACACGGCCGGCAGACGGCATGCGGCGTGCGCGCTGCAGGATACCGTTGGTCATGATGTACTTTTTACCCAGCGATGGCAGGATCACCGTCCCATTAACACGCAGCACAGACCGCGTGGTCATCTGCGTGGTTTGCCAGTTGTCGATGTACTTAATAGACGGGGATGATGCCGCCAGATGGAATGTCCACGGCAGATCACCATAAATAAAACCACCCAGCAGTTTACCGTCAGCAGTACGCTGGTACTCTGCCGTGTCGGTATCACCCATTTCGAAGATGTTTTGCGCTTCGAATTGCTCCAGGTTAAACCCGGATGGGTAGAGTTCAGCGATTACCAGCTCAATGATGGCGTCTGCCGACGTAATATTTTGACCGGCCATTACTGCACCTCCACGCTGTTAACGGTGATACCCTGGATGATCCCGCCGTCGGTGTACCAGAAGTAAACCGTTGGTTTGGTACGCGCGGCGCGCATTGCCGGGGTGAACGGGCCGATATAGACGTAATACCCTTCAGCCATAAGCGAGTCCGTAACATCGACGCCAGCGATGGCGTTAATCTGGTCGATCTGCGACTGGTCAAGATCGGTGCCCGCCGTCATGCCACCCCACGTCCTGAATTGCTCAATGGTCGGCTTCATGCACGATTCAATGCGAGCTTTTCCGGCTGCAGCATAGGGCAGATTGCTCGCCTGCTGGAACAGCGCTACAAGAGCCGCCTGAAGCTTAGCATTCACCCATACCTGACCCGCCCAGGCGTCAAGCCATGCGTAATCACCGGTAATAGAGCCGGGCGCCCACTGGTTGGTTTCGACGGCATTCGAGGCATAGTTGCCGTAGAAGTTATAGCCGTTAGCCTTGGCCGCCTCGTAATCAGTATCGTTACTGATCATCGGCAGCAGGCCGGACACCTGACGACCATTCAGCGAACAGCGCCCATTGGCTTGAGTGAAGTTCAGCGCGGCCACAAACCCCATCGCGTTTGCAGCGTGGTTCGGGTAGCCATACACCGGGCAGGTATCGTTGTAGGCGTAGGTGTTGATGATGTCATACACCAGTGCACTCGAGCTGCCCGCCACGATTGCCGTTCCTGATGCGTCCCATGGGACATAGGCAAAGCGGTGATTCTGGCTGTTTACCCAGAGCGCAAACGCATTGGCCTGGTCTTTGGTGACAGCGAACGTCGTGGAGAATGTTACCCAGTCCTGCTCTTTGGCAAGAATGGCAGTAAAGATATCGTCAACCACTGCCGGCGCAGCGCCCTGGGAAATTACCGCGCCAGTCGCTTCGGTCAGCTTTAGACCTGTAGCCAGCGTACCTTCATCAGCAAAGGTAATGGTGCTATCCACGCCGGTGGTGGCAGAGGTGATGATGAATTTCTTCAGCACGCTATCCCAGGTCACCACAACCGAGGAGCCAATGCCGGTTTCAATCAGCTCTGCCGCGTTATCAAAACTGGTCGCGCCATTGAGGTTGATAGCCGCTGAAGTCTCCTCCGTACCGTCGACGGTCAGAGTCAGCGTGCCGCTCAGCAACTTAAGCTGTGCCAGCGTGGTCGCGGCGTGCGATCCGGAACGAAGGAATGCAGCCACTGCCGCGGTATTGAATCGGCTAAAATACAGCTTGCCGGGCATCTGCGTTTTGCCGTTGAAAGCGGCGAAATACAGCACCGCGGCGGTGTACTCAATCGACGCGCTGCCGAAGTACGCCTTTACCTCATCCGCACTGGTAAATGAGGGTACTGCACCAACCGGCGCGTATGCGCTGTCGGTCAGGAACAGTCCATTGAGATCAATAGCCGTCCCTGTCGCCTTCAGTACGCCGGGAAGCATCTGGGCGATTTTTGATAGCGAAATTGCCATTTATTATTTCTCCGGAGGAAATCTCACGTCGACCGGCTGCGATATCACATCTGCGCCTGTCATGAACTGCTGAGGAACGCTGACGACAATCAGCGGGTTTGCGTGGAATTCAAGCGTCCAGCGGGATTCCCACTGTTTCTCGCCGTTGATCATCGATGTTTGCCGCGGGGGGCCGGAATAAAGAGGCACCAGGACATTCGCATTTTCCCTGAACCAGGTGCATGCGAATTCAGAGCGTGCGATGCGCGAAAAGATGGTGGCATTGTTTTGTGCCTGATCCCCGTAGAAATCGAGCTGACACTGCCATTCATCAATGCGGCGAAGTTCTGCCCGCCCGTAATCACTGACGCCGTCATACTCGTAATCAACAGCACTGGTTGAGAGGTCAGTCAAAAAAAGCGGCGTCATGGTAATGAAACCGCCTTTCGGCATTGGGGTTTGGTTTTGCTGTGTCTGCGTGACTTCTGCGTCCGGGAAAAGAGCTGAAAGGAAATCGCCGGTCGCCTTAAACAGATCGCTTTCAGTGACCTGCAGGCCTACGTCAATTGTTGACATGCGATGACCCTCGTCCAGTCCGGCCAGACTTCAGGAACAGCCACAACTAGCCATGTTTCATTGCCGATAACGAACTTATCCCCACCCTGCTGCCGATCCCTGTTAATCCCGCACCAGTTGCCATCCGTCCAGATGCTGACCAGTACACCCTGGATATTTATGTTATCCATGTGTCTGATATCTTCCTGACTTAACGCCTGCTTCTGCACCATCATCGTCACTGGCGGATCGAAACCAGGCGAGGTCGAATAATCTGGGTTTTTGACGGGCCCGGATGAGCGATAAATTTGCGCTTCGACGCGAGGATTGACCGCGCTAATGGCGCTGCGCACTATGGAATGCAGATTCACTCTTTCACCTCGTAGTCGACCGAGTTCAGCATGTGAGCGGAGTCGATTAACGGGTCATTAAACCCTTTTTTGACGACCGTGCTTTTTGCGTTCGGCGGTTCAGAAAAGGCGATGATTGACGACTGAATCTGCCCCTTAATCCGCTCCCCCATCAGAGCCAGGCTTTTTCTGGCGTCAAAATCGTTGGCCTTCATGAGTTTCCCAAGTTCCCCGCCCCACTCCGGCCCATGTTCGGAAATGGTCTTCCTGAAGTACGGTCGGGATGGGATCGTAACGATATGCTCGGGTATCATTACTGACTGCGCGAAATTGGCCTTCGATGGCTTTGCGAAGCGCGAAACGCCGTCGCGGCGAACGTAAAAGTTCAAATCCCTGGTATGCGCCGGGATTTTTACCGTGCCGCCGAATTCGTTGGTGGCCGCCACAAGCGCTACCGGCGTCCCGTCGGGGTACTTAGCCCCCTCAAGGAAACCCACCTTTAAATCATCGCCAGAGGACAGACCCTTTGCGATCGACTGCAGGTGCTCCATCAGCTTGTCGCCGCCTGACATTCCATCCATAGCTACCTCCGGATGAATGAACGGCGGTTGTAATGCCCAGGGTACATGGAAGGGGATGAGCCAGGGACATATCGCACAGTGCGATAAGGAGCCGTGGCTTGCCAGTAAGCCGCACCGTATGGCGTCTGGAGATACCACCACGATGACGCGCTGGAAGGGCCCGCGTCAGTCGAAACCGATACAGATCCCTCCGATGCGCTTGCCACCCTACCTACCAGACCAGAAGCCTTCTCGCCGTTTACGCCTGAATTCAAAGCCGCGATGTGAGCAACCAGCATATTCAAGAAGACAGCACGGACAGCAACATCCGCCACCAGGCTGTGGTCCGTGTTATCAAGGTAAATCGTTGCCTCCGTGAAGTACGCATTCAGCAGCATATCACTTACGGCATCGAACTCCGGATAACGCTCACGAAATGCGGCAACATCAAAGACAACGATCGCCATTATTTTTTGTCCGCCTTCTCAACGCCCGGGGCCGGGTTGTTCTGATCCAGACCTTCCAGACCGGTTTTCTCCGAAGCGTTTTCATTCGCCTTCGCCTGGGCGCTGCTGGTTTTCGCCTGGGCAAACACCAGCTCTTTGCGAACGTATGGCTGATCAGCATGTACTGCCAGCCACGCCTCAAAGGCTTCCTTGTCTACGTTTTCGGTCAGGCCGTAGCCTCCGACAACGAGAGAGGAGTTGGAGCCGTTAAGCTCCACTTTGTACGCGCCCTGCTCCAGGATCAGGCCGTTCGGCAGTTTGCATCCTACAGTTACTGTTTCGGCCATGTTACACCCCGATCATGCTGGCAATGCCCAGCGGTTGACGAATGATTGCACCCCAGGTGCCACCAGATTTTTTCTGCCGCCAGGAAGACTCTTCAACCACGACAGCGTGGGCGCGCATCTTCTCCGTGAACGCTGCGTAAGCGGTGTCCTGCTCACCCAGACGCTCAACAATAAGCTGCACAAGCTCGCCTGCGTCGGTGCTGTATTCAACAGCGGTTTCGATACGCAGGTTCGGGAAGTTTTTCTTCAGCTGATCAGTGACGTTCACGTTGTACTGGTTCGTCTTGGTCAGGTTCACTTCCATTTCCGGCGACATGCCGAGCACCATGCGATCAGTACGCTCTACAAGGCCTTTGGTCTGAGAGACCAGCTGCTTATAGAGGCGACCTGAGATGTCGTCATATACGGCTTGCCCGTCTTTCGATGCCCAGGTAATGCCACCGCCGGAACCGGTCGCCGCCGGCGTCACCGGAGCGCTCAGGGACGGATCGTTGAGCAGACCGTAGTTTTCCAGCCCGGCGATGCCGTAGAAGTAGGACTTGTTCTGGAACTTGTTCAGCACAAGCGCAGAGGCCACGTTGAGCTCGGCGGCATAGCCGATACGCCCGGCGCCGTACATGTCCAGCTCGCGCTCACCCCAGCGGGTATGAGTCTGATAATGGAACGACTGGCGCGGCACCCAGTTGACGTTGGCGGACGTCATGCCGTTGTTGTTGAAGTCGCCGTAAGCGCTGGTTTCACCAGTCGACTCGACGATCGGGAACTGTGACGTCAGTGTCGTCCAGTCGCCTTTTTTTACTTCACCGATAATCTCTGCGGCCTTCATCGGAGTTACGAGAACGCGGATAAGTTCCGGATCGACGTAGTTCGTGAAGTAGGCCGGGATACCGGCGTTATTCGCAGTAACCATTTGCGGCTGGGCATCCATCGCCAGCGCGAAATTCTCCGCAAACTCCGGCTTCAGGTAGTCCTTCGCGCCGGGCAGCACAATGCCATATTTCCCGCTGGCTGCGGCGTAGTGTCGCTGAAATTCGTTCATTACTTGCTCCAGGTGCTGATTTTGACCAGCTCGCCAGCGTCACAATCGCTTGCGGCATAGAATGCGGTCTCGATAAAACCGTCCACGGTTGCTCCGGCCGCTGCGATTTGCACTTCACCGGTGGTCAGGGATGCAAAAACCTTCTGCCCGCGGGTGGCAGCGGTTGACGTTTTGGCCCAGAAGTCACCGGCAACCATCAGGGTGATTTCGCGGCCGGGCTGGATAAGCATGGATGCCTGACCCAGCCAGATGGTGATCGACGCCTGACCGTCACGATGGACAAAGCCAGACGGAACACCGCTACCGGCATTGGAAGCCACGCCGTCGACGTCCCAGGCAAAGCGGCCGACAGTCAGGCCGCCCTCACCAGCAACCAGAGCACCCTCACCGGCCTGATAGGTCGCGTGAGGGTTAGTGCCAGCAAAGGCCCCTTCGACACCGGGGGCCGGATACTGGTTAATTCGTGTCTGAAAACCTGCCATGTTAACCTCGTTTCAGTTTGCCAGCGTTCGGGAATGCTTTTTCGAACTCACTGACGGAAGCGGAATCCTGCGCAATGACAGGGCGTGAATTTTCTTTCTGGCTGATCGCCATTTTGACCATCGCCGGATAAGCGGACGGGTGAACGCCTGTGATATCCACGCCGCTTTGCTCAAGAGCGGTGCGATAGACATCTTCAGCTGAGTCCATGGCAACGACGTCGCCGATCAGCGGACGAACAATCTGTTCAGCTTCGCGAACCTTGCGGAAGTTTTCCGCTGCCTTTTTGGTCGCGCTGTCGGCCGCCAGACGAATAGCAGAGTCCATCGCCGTTTTGGAGACTTTGTCGTCTTCTTCATCGTCTTCGTCATCGGCGGTTTTCTTCTTGTCCTTGTCGTCTTCGTCGTCCTCATCGTCCGCCGTTTTTTTCTTATCCTTCTCGTCGTCGTCTTCGTCGTCGGCGGGTTTGTTTTCTTTTTCGTCTTCCTTTTCGGCCTCATCAAGAGCCAGAAGAGCTTTGCGGACTTCTGCCTCCAGATCAGCATCCTGCGCCAGAAGTGGCTTAAGGGTGGCGCGGATCGCCGCTACCTTATGTTTACGCATGTGATTAAGCTCCGGTGGTAATGAATCTGCGACCAGTACATCTGGCCCTGCGCGGCCGTCAGGGACCAGCGCTTCGTGGTTTCCGAAAATGTCACGCATAACGCCGTCATAAGGCTCGCCGTCAGGGGTAACACCCGGGGTCATGTCTGCGACGTACTTGTACGATGCAGATAGCTCTCGCTGCTCTCCGCTCTCAATTCCAGCAATCGCGCTGTTATCCCAGATCGACATGCCAACCGTGAGATACGTGCCGTCAAACTCCGCATTGGAGTGCGTCACGCCAACACGAAATTCATTGGGAGGGTCGGTGGGAAAATCGGGGATGTGCTTGCTGAGCACGGGGATGTTATTGAAGGTTTTGGCTGCTTTCCGGAGCTCGTCCGGGTGGCGCCAAAGCCGGTAAAGTTTGTTGGGATCGAGCCCAAGCTCTTCGCTTCTTGGTATCTCTCGTCCGTAGTAGGCGTTGACGTTTGCCTTGCTGATATTCGTTCGTGAAATCTGAAGGCGGCCATTTGCGTCGATGGTGCGCACAGAGGCGCGGTCAAATGCCAGGCTTTCCGTAATCCCGTCCATTGCGGGTCTCTTTTCCTCGCTTATGTATCTGACCTTTATTGTCACCGGATGCCCCGGTGATTTTGGGGGATGCACTCCAATCACTTCCATTTTTGCATTGCGTGGAAGTAATGTTTCATCTTCATGCTTGTTGCTGGAAAGACCAGTAACATCTAGCCCCTTGTCACCTTTATTTGTTTCTATTTGGAGCATTACACCGCCGATGCTGAACATGCCGGCGATCTTTTTTTCTTTAGATGTGGAAAGAAAAGCAGGGTCTGAAACAACCATTCCTTTTTTAATATCTCCGCCTGGGAACAGTTTTTTTGCGTCCTCCCTGCTCATTCCTCGGTAAAGCGTTCCACCTTCTAAACTTCCCTTGCCAATGGCGGAGTCAATGCGTGCCACATCAGGGTCTTCATCTTTACCTTTACGAAGATCTGAGTTTATTTTTAAGAAATTGTCACCTGAGTAACTGGAAATGGCTGACTTTTCATTGGCTGATAGTTTTTCCCCGGCTGATTTCTTTTCATTTTTATTACTATTAATCTTCCCTTCAGCGCCAGCAACAACATCTCCATTTTCATCAATTTTGACGTGGGAACCATTTATGGTTATCCACTTATCCTCATCCTCGGCTAGCGAGTAGTATTCGAGTTCGTCCATAGACTTCCCCGCTTATGGCAATAAAAAAGGCCGCCTTAGCGACCTTGATTGATTTTGATTATTTACGATAGGCCTGGTATTACTGGTGACCAGGTGCAACGGCAATTGATTTCCTCTCCAGGCATCACCCATTTACCATCCAGATACATTCCCTTGCTTAGCTCAAACACCTTTCCATCAGCTTTAACGTGGGATGGTCGCGGCTCTTTGCCAGCATGGGAGTGCTTCCATATACCCTGGGTAATGCCGAGCGCCTGCTGTCGCGCAGACTGAACGACTGAGGTGGCCTTGTTGTTCTGATCTCGGGCAATGAACGCCGCACGGCGCCGGGTAATCCCGTATCGCTTCTGGAGTTCATCGGTGAGATAGGATAAGTCGCGACCGCGCGCTACCGACCGCATAACCAGCCCTTCCACCTCAGTAAAATACTTCTCGGGGATGGATCGGATAAGGCTGACGTTCTCGGCGATGGTCGCCTGAAGAGCGTTATTCATCTGCGAGGTCATCTTGAACTCGACAGTAAACCCCGCATCTTTGAAGGCTGTGGCCAGTGAAGTATCCGCGTTTTTCATGGCGTCGTTAGCGAACCTGTCGGCCAGCTTTTGCGCCATGTCATCAAACCGCCGCGTCCAGCGCTTAGCCAGTTTCTGCATGGCATTCCGCATCATCACTGCAGGTGATACATCCATGGCGACAGCCGCGCCGCTGGCGCGATAGTTTGCCGACAGCCAGTAGACAACAGACGCCTGCATTTCCTGCACCTGCTTATCAAGCTGTCGGCGGTACCATGATTCGACGCCAGCGTTAGGATGAACCGCCCTTATCGTCAGGGTCTGCTTCTTCCTCTTCGTCGTAGTCGTCTTCGATTTCGAGGTCATCATTCAGGTCCAGAGAGTGATAGGGCGAATCCGGGTCGCCGGCAATTTTTTCGCGGACTTCGTTGCCAGAGAGCACGCCAGCACTGACATAAGCAGCATCCGTTTCAGCGTCAAGCTTGCGAATTTCCGCCCGCTCTTTAGCGCTCATTTCGTACAGCGGCTCAAAGTCGAAGGTTATTCCATCGTCAATGTCCCCGAACTCAGAGAGCTGAATGATATCCATCACACGCTTCAGGTTGTCTTTAAAAACAGCCTGCTGCAGGGCATGGATATAGTCATAGAAAACCCTGATTTCGCCTTCAGAAGATGCATTCAAGCCGCTTGGAGTGATCCCTGCATATTTAACGAGGGGCTCGCTTGATGGTACGCATAGCTGTTCAAAAGCCTGCGCTTGCAACCCATCAAGACCAGCGATAGGAGCGCTGACAAACTCCACGGTTTCCGGCTTGTTCGGATCGTTATTGACAGCGAACGCCCCTCGGTTATCTCGGCACTGGTTCATGATCTGCAGGCGAGAAATCAGGGTATCCGCTGCACCACCCGTCAGGATTTGGCTCATATCCGTACTGAAAACCGGTATCGAATAGGAGTGAATCATGTCGCTGACGCTGTCGCGGGTACGAAGCCAGTTATTGACGTAAGGCTCGGCGATCTGTGAAAGAGACAGGCCGCGGAAGTTATACGACGCTTTCAGCAGATCAGGGACCTGCCGCGAGACGAAATCAATCATCCGGCTTGCATGTACGGTCCGGCCCATGACAAACCACTGCGTCGGCTTGTAGAAATCCGGGCTCAGCGGGTTGTCGGAGTTATAAATCCCCGGATAGGTCCATATAGGCTCGATGACCCTGAACCCCTGCAGGCTGCCTTTCGTGATCTTCTTGTCGCTCATGAAGAGCTTCGATTGCAGCTCGTTGTCATCCATCCATGCGGAGATGCCCCGTGGCGAACGAACATCGATATAAATCTGCCCACCGCCGAAGTAGCCGTCATGCTCTGCGGCTTCTTTAAAGCGCTCGCGCACCTTAAACCGCTTCATGGCCTCTTCGAGCTGTTTTACCCGATCCGCCTTGTCTTCATCGCCGACAGTTTTGAGCTTTATCCATTTGCGGGTCATTTCTTCCGCGATGGTGCCAACCATCTTGCGATATTCAGGCTTTTGCGCCAGCGTGGCCAGGTACGGATAGCCCGGGAAGCTATCAAAGTCACCGTAGCCGTAACCGCCATACGCAGCATTGAGAGCATCGTAAGGCGTGGAGTCCATTGCCAGAATGGCGCTTTTGATAGCCTCGGGGATCACCCCTTTCGGCGGCTCGTAGCGCTGAAACTCTCTTTTCGGTAATGCGCGGACTTCGGCAACTGCCTCTGGCCTGACCCCGACCTTCGGTGCTTCAGGTTCTTTTGCCGGCTCAGGCGCGGCGACTTCTTTCTTTTTAAACCACCACACTTAAATTCTCCTGAGTTGATTCGGGTCGATAACCATCGGCTGCGGGCCGGAAATCAGGTTGTCGTCGATTGCGTCCATCCAGGTATCGAGGATGTCGTCGTTGTCGTGACTGTCATCAGCGGAGAAAGCAGCGCATTCCGTCATCGCCGTCAGCACCCACTCCGTTGAGCCTGCGATCGTGCCGTCCTCGTAGAAGATGCTGGAAAGCTTCTGTCCGTCTTCGGTGTGCGTCGCGGGGACAAACACTTTCCCGGTTTTGATTTGGGGGATGACGTTAAGGCAGCGAACGAGCTTGTTCTGCCCGGTGCCGCGCGGGATTTCCCTCACCGGGATGGCGAGCTGCCCGGGGGTCTGACTACGTTTTTTCAGCGTGGTGATGAGGCCCTGTCCTGCCTGCTTCTCTTCAATGGCCATATGACGCAGCGGCATGACCCGCATGGAGCCAGACAGGCGCCACTTTTCCCAAACCTCTTCCGCTTTCTTCAGGAGGTCTTCCGGGTCCCACCGTCCGCGAACGACGTCGATGATGTACAAATTCCCGTCCACGCCCATGCCAGCCAGCGTAAACACGGTGTAATCCAGCCAGTCCTCTACCTTCCCGCTGTTCGTATCGACGTACACGGCACGGTGCGTAAGTTTCGGCAGCGTGGTGTACGTTCTGAACCAGCTGGTGTCGATAATCCCGCCAGTCAGCGCCATCGGGTTTTGCTGGTATTGCGACAGAAAGGTATAGCGATCCTTTTCCCACAGTTGCAGGAGGTCGTTGACGTCCTCCATCTGCGGCCAGTAGGACCAGTATCGAACGCCACCAACGACCACAGAATCGGTATCTTTGACCGTTTCCCAGCAAAGCGAGCGCCATGGCTCATCGAGCGACTGGATGTACTTCTCGTCGATCATGGCCGGTATGGCGACATGGTGAAACGGCACGCCCATTCCGCCGGCAAGCATGAAGCCTGTTGCGTCGTCGGTGTGCAGACGCTGCTGAATGCTTACAAATGGCGTCGGGTGCTCTTTTGACTTATCGCCGCGGCGTGAGCGAATGGTGTTTACCAGCAGCGTATTCGCGCTTTTGCGCCGGGACTCGCTGAGCATGTCAACCGGCTTGTTGTAGTCGTCCAGCATTACCATGCCGGAGAACTCTGGTCCGTAGTAGCCACCACGACCACCGGTGATCTGCCCGTTGCTTGAGCGCGATACCGTCTGCCCTATAGAGCGCCCTCGTTCGTCCTTTATCTCCCACTCTTCCGCCTGGTTGACACCAAACGAGCATGGCCAGAATTCCTGATATTCGCGGCTGGCGATAATGTCGCGGGTACGCCGGCTGTTACGCTTTACCAGCGTGTCAGCAAAAGAGATATTCAGGTTGCGAAAGCGTTTAAGCCACTTCTCCTGCACCAGCGCGTTGACATACGCCGGGAAGTGGATGGAGAAGAACTCAGTTTTCGTGCCGCCTGGCGGGATATTGATAATGAGATTTCGCGGGACAAGTTGCCCGGCAAGCAGATCATCAATTTTCGAAGCCATCAGGCGGTGATGCCAGTTAACCAGCAGCCGATCGCCCTGAATCAGTTCGAACCATATTCGGGTGAAGTTCAGGAATGACTTCGTGGACTTTGAACGGATGATCACGCGCTCCGGGAATGACAGGTCATCCCATTCGATAATTCCGCTCATATCAGTCCAGCCCTTCTAACCTTCCCTCCAGCTTCTGCTGGGCCTTCGCATAGTCTTCAGCGGTGTACGTCACCTGATTCAGCGGGCCGCCGTCTTTACCGGTCAGCTCGACCTTTTGCTTGTTACTGTAGGCGTCCCCAACCTCTTTTGCCGCCTGCTCCAGTAACTGCGCTGTCATGCCGAGGTTTTTCATACCTTCGGCAGTCGTCGACATTCGCTGCAGTACGCGCAGACGATAGGCTTTGTTGGCGATCGGGATATCGGAAATTTCGTTGAGAAAGCGGTCGCGGGTAAGGTTAAAAATGTCGACCCATTTTTTGGCGAGAGTCTTCCCGCTAACCTTTGTCGGATCGTGTGTTTCGACCTGCTGCCGGGTTATGGCGATACCGAAATCTTTCTGGACGGCCTCGACCACCTGCGAAGGCGTGTCATAGCACGCAAGCATCTGAATGATGTAGGCTTTCACTTCTGGTTTTAGTGCAGCCATGTTTCACCATCCGTCCAGTACAGTCCAGTTATTAAGCCAGTTTCAGCATGCACGTCCCGCACGCCCTGGCAACATCGATATGAGCAACCTCCGCCGGCCTGTTCGCCGCATCCACCATTTCCTGCACGTCTTTGCTGGCACCGTAACGCCGGACCACTCCAACGAACTCCTCGACGTCATGGCCGCGAAGTTTGAGTACCGGCATACCGGTCTCTTTGTTGAACTTCGGCGCGCCATAGTCATCGGTAGCCTGGGCGATGTGGTAAAGCTCATGCTCAACCAGTGCGCAGAACTCCAGATCGTTGCATTGCTCGCAGTAGTCGGCAGCCAGGGTGATGATGAACTTCGGTATGCGACCGAACCATTCATGCATCTGCTGCTCCATGCGGGACTTCTGCCAGCCTCCGGCGCGCATCATTACCTGTTCACACTGACCAAGCACAATGCGCCCGCTTTTGGCGAATGAGCCAGAGGCCCACATAAACGCGACATCAGCGTCGAGCAAGTGCGCATGGTCAGGGTTATGGATTCGCCCATCTTCGGAGAGGATGTTCTGATTTACCCACTCTCCGATTTCAGTGGCCGGGATAATCCGCGTATACGGTAGCCAGTTTTCGCCAGTGAAGTTGACAGGGGGGAATGGTCGGCGGTCTTCATTTTGAGCCATACAGAACATTCCTCTGGGTTTCTCGAATACTTACCGGGTAATTTTTTAACCGGCAATTCATTAAACTTATATAAAACTCTGCCAATGGCACTTTTCAGATAACATTTGCAGAATATTATAAACGCGACATTGCCACTTCTTCTCAGAGTTGCGCCGCCACTTCTCGTCTTTGCGAGCCGTCAAGATGTGGATCACCTCTTTGGTAGACACCAGATCTATGCTTCTTGTCGGGTAAGCATTATCGAAGCCCCTCAATGAAGGACTTCTGTAATGCGGGCTCTTATCTCAGCGCAGCCCCTTGCTGCGTGCCGGATACTCGGTTACGAGCGCCAGCTGTGAGATGAATGGGCTGGCTTCTGGCCAGCCCGGCCTCTCCGGTAGTCGACAGAGCCAAATCGACAGGAGAATGAAGAGAATCAGCATGGCGCGTTACTTCTTAACGCTGTCCGGCATTACCGCACCAACAACGCCAGCCAACGCTACGCCGCCAGCGATGACGGTTTCCTGAATGCCCGGAGGCAACTGATAACCAAATACGCCAGCAACAACAAGAATGATGCCGCGCCAGGTGGACGGCTCTTTCAGTCGATTAATGAGATAGTTCATAGCTCCACTCTTTCCTTTACCCAACCATAGAGAAAATCTTCATTTGCCGCCCGAGCTTCAGCAAGCTCAAGATAGCGAGCGCCCTGGCTACAATTCAGCCCCTTCAGCAGTGTGGTTTCACCATCTTTGCCACGAACAGCGAGATAACTTTTCAGGGCGGCGATGGTGATATTGCCGATCGCGCCGTCCGGCTTCAGGTCCGGATATAGCTTGCCCTGCATATTCAGCGCCGATAACCAGCGCTGCAGGAATGTACTGGCGACACGTGGCCCCATGTTCACGCCGGTATCACACAACTCCTGTGCAATGGCTGGCGACAGCTCGGCGATGCGGTCGAACTTCGGTTCAGTCCAGTATTGCGACAGGTAAATGGCTTTGGCGGTTTCCCGTGGTAACGCCTTCATATCACCTGCGTAACCATATGCGCGGGCGGTAGTCTGCGTGATGCCCCAACGCGTAGGGCCGCCTTTATCATTCGGGTTATTTACGTAACCCCCTTCTTTACCGAGGATGCCCTCGATAATCTGATCTGCTGTCATGGCGCCTTAACTCCGGTAATGCGCTCCCAGAAATAGGTCAAAGCAACAGAACCCATTGCCCCGCTAATCCCGGAAGTGGCCAGTATCATGTAAATGCTCAGTCCGCTTTCAATGCTCACCAGGCCAGCAATAACGCCGGTAAACCCTGAAACCACCATTTGGGCAAGAGCATTGATCAAGCTCCATGTTGCCTTGCTCTGCTTCACATCTATCAGGTAGCGGACAAGTCCACCCCAGCAAGCAATGATCAGCAGAACCAGCCAGGACATCCCGGCAATGCTCTCTTTGTCTTGCATACGTTTAGCCATAGTTACCGCCTCCGATGAAAGATCGGGAAGCTGTGTGTTTTAAAAGGGGTCAGGCCCGTCAGGATGGATTTAACAACGAAGCATGTCGATGATGATTCCTGCGGGACCTGATAATAAAAAAGCCCGCAAAAAGGCGGGCAATAAGCATGAGGGTAATAGCAATGTCGGTGATGACCGAAAATACCCTGGCTGGGTCTGGCGGCCTGCGACGCTGTTGCAGCAGCGCCCCTGATGGATTGGATTATGAGCCCGTCATCAGGTCAGGCCATTATCTGGCGCTGCTGAGCTAAATCAGCAATCTGGTTCAGAGCTCTCGCGTATGAGCTTCAACGTGTAGTGCGGCACGCATTCACTCAAGAGCCCTGACCGGATTGCAGAAAGCAAAAAGCCCCGCACAATGGCGAGGCTCGGTGTTCTGATAGGTCAAACGCAAATACGGCAACCTACACTAAATATATTGCTCATTTGTTCATTGAAATGCAAGCACGTTGTGACTCTTTTTTGCAATTTTCCTCACGCTTTCGCGATCGTTAAACGCATTTTGCAACGGCTGGTACAGGCAGAATAGCGCCGCGTTGATAACCTGCTTAACTTCCCGGCGGATGGTTGAAATGCTCGGGTGCTTATACTGGTTTCCGGCGCGGGTCTTCATCAGGCGTGGTTTGCTCACAGCATGCTGCCATGAGGCGATCCTTATCTCGCTTGAGTTGCAGACGTAATAGGCAAAAATTACCTTCCATGCGTTCTCATCTACGTTTTTCAGGTAATGTCGGATTACGGCATCAATCAGCAACCCATCATCATCGCTGCATACAGGCCTTGATGGTGCTTGCGGTTCAACCGTGGCCATGAACTTGGCAATCATATTTATCATCGCCTTGTCTATCTTCCCTGTCTGGCACCATGCGCCCCAAAGCTGGAGCCACTGATCTATCCACTGGTGCTGTTCGTTGGTTAATTCCAGTTTCATGCTGTCTCTCCCAGGGGCTGATAGATGCGAACGAAATTCTTGAGGATGCGGTAGTCAACCAGCACGGTGCCGCGGTGCCGGCAAAGGCGCAGCTTGTACCAGCGGTCGCGGATGCGTTCGATAACATCACGGCTCATTTGGCCTCCGCCATAATCTGGTCATACGTTAGGTAAAGGCCCCAGCAGCTAAACAGCACACGTGCCTTAACAACGGCCATTTCCTCGTTATGCCACCGGCATAACCATTTGATTGCACCCATAACCTCGCCATCTATCTGATGCCGTCCGTTCAGGTGGATGGGATAAACCACGTCATCAAAAACAGCGGCAGTGGACATTGGGTATTGGATTTTGCTCATGCGGCCTCCCGTTGTTTTATGAGCGCACGGCGTAGCGCGCTGTAATGGCGCCTGATGCCTTCCAGTTCTTCGATGGTGTATCGGTGAGGGGTGTTGTTGTTTTCGAGCGCCTCGGCCCGCTCAGTGCCGATTTTCTCTACCAGGCCGATGCGGTACTGCTGCTGGTTACCTGACATTTGCACGTTGCAGTGATGGCACTGCTTATGAATATTGTCCTCGTTGTAGCGCAGGTGTGATGCTTTACCGCGGGAACGGTAATGACCGGCCTCCCACTGAACCGTTTCGAACGTGCCGCAGCTGATGCACGGCAGGTCGTGGTCACGCTCGCGGATATAGTCGTTAACGACACGCTGGGTCATATCTTCCCAGTGCCGGAGAGGTTTCACAGCTGCTTTGCGCTTACGCCAGGCCGCGCGCTCTTTCTTCTCTTTCGCCTTGGCCTGCTTATCGCGCTTCTTCTCCAGTTCCTGCATGGCAAATGCAGCGCCATGCTCAGGACAGCACCAACGATGGTTTTCGAATGCTGGGGTGAATTTTGCCCGGCAGATTTTGCACCGGCGCTGAGTACGTTTAAGCATGTGGCCTCCGCGCTCTCAGGCGAAGCCACTTCTTATCGACCAGGCGGGCGGTATAGTCTTTCAGGGTCGGGATGTCGGAAGGCTTAACTTCTACCTTGCGCTTGCGACGTGCCGGCACGCGGAAGATGCCGCGATCCATTACTTTTGCGAGAAGGCTGCTCATCAGGCCTCCTGCTTTTGCTGCAGTTGCTGATATTCGCAACCGTGTGGAATGGTGAGAGCCAGACCAAACTGAGCGCACCAGGCCTCTACTTTGGTCAGGAAAATGTGCATTTCGCCGGTATCTAGGTCGGCGGTATGGCGAGGCTCCCACGTTGTGGTTTTCTCACCGGTGATGAAGTCGGTGTATGTCACCTCTTCGCAGCCGAGGTAGGTCTTTTTGAGGTTGCGCTTAACCCACTCAGGAGTTGCGTCGGTACGTCCGGAGTTAATCAGGTATTCACTGATTTCCGCGTACCACATGTGACTGAGTGCGTTCTGGCTGAGGCTGCGTTTTTCACGCCACTCTTTGACCTGCAGGCGCAGGCATTTGCCATCAGAGAGCTGCTCCTGAAGAATCTTGCCTATAGCGCTGAAATTGCCGCTGTGCAGCTTGATGCCGCATTGAGGGATGTTCACGCGTCACCTCCGCAGAGGCCAAACGCTGAATGCAGAAAATCTCCGGTGGCTTTCGCCATCGGTGACAGTGATTGCTGTACGGTTTTGTGCGCCATGTGTCCCCACTTGGCGCCGGATAATCGTGTCAGTTGCTCAGGCTGACGAGGTAATTATCGCCCTTCCCGGGGAGAAAAGCAAAATGAGCATATACGAGAAAATCGCTATTTTTTGGCGTTCTGCTCAGCCATTTCCAGATAGCGCGAATCGGATGCGCGGGGGAGCTGGATGCTCTGCTCGCGATAGTAGCGGACGCGCTCCATGAAATATTCCCGGAGATGCTCCGGCTGCTCTCTGGCAACCTGCTCAGCTATCACCGGCATATTCAGACGCTCTTTGTAAGCGACACCACTGGCTACCAGGTCGACATTAACCTTGTCCTGCTCGTCTTTCGGTTTGGCTGCAATGTTCCACTGTGACATAAAAGAATCCCCTCTGGTGTGGAGGGGATTATATATCACGGAGGAGCTTACCGCGCGGCTTTGCGTTCTGCTGGGGATTTAGGCATTACTCGCATTGAATTGCCTCCCTGAACGCCTCACCTGCATTGTGCGCCCGATAGCCAAGGCGGAAATACAATTCCCAGTCGTGCATAACAAATCTGGCATTCCGCCCGCCGCACAGGCTTTCAATCGCTGCCATAAATTTCTGACGCTCAGTCATGGCTCACCTCCTGCGGGGCGGCTGGCAGTGGCATCCAGTGGGTTGGCGCCCATGAGGCTCCATAGATATTCCATCCACTATCTTCATGCCGTACATGTCCGACCTTCCTTCGCCAATCGCCAGGCCCAAAAAACTCTTTAGCCACCAGTACATCCACACCTGGAATGGGCATCCGCTCGCTTACCGGAATCCATGCATCCGACACGGTAACGACGCTCTGCACCGAGTTCAGTGCGGGGGTATCATGCAGGGCGGCTGCGATGGCAGCGCGGAGCGTGCTTGCGATATCACCCTCAGTTTCGCCGTATGCATCTTGAGCCGCCGCCAGCATGTCGCCGTTCGGCTCGACCGGAACCAGTTGCCAACCATCCGGAATTACCGGAGAGTTGCCAGCGGCCTCTAACTTCTTGTTCAGCTCCAATGCCACCATGGCGATGGTAGAAGTAGTGATCGAGTGCATGTGCGGATTGCTTGCGACAGCTTCAAGCCAAACGACATCGTTAAAGCGATCGAAGTCGAAATACTCAGGAAACCTGTTAGCCGTTACAGGCTCAGCCTGGAGCATGGCGGCGCGGCGGGCTAATGCTTCAGCCCGGTTGTTAGCCTCCTGTGGAGTGGCGCCATAAACCCGTGCCAACACTTCGTCAGAATCCTCGCCAATGCGAAGTTGTACCCACCAGTCACCCAAGCCCGGGCACTCATCCTGATTCATAGTTGGGCGCCTGCCGACGCGAATTTCACCGATATCCTGCACAACCGACGCTAGCTGCGCTGGCGGCATATCTGGCCCTTTGCGAATAGCTTTTGCCAGCTCGATAGGGTCAGCGTAAAGCCAGTCCCCTGTTTCAGGGTGATTGGCTTCTGCCAGTTGAGCGGCCCATTCAAGATCGTCCTTATGCCCCTGCAGGTAGTCGAGAGGCAAACATCCAGACTCGCTGTCCATTGCGGCCAGCGCCATGCGGGCTAGTTCCTGCTCTTCCTGTCGTGTCACTGGCGCACCTTTGAAGTTTGCCAGTTGTTCTAGGCGCTCTCTGGTTATGGTTGACTTGGTCATCGCAAAATATCCCCCACGCTGATAATCCCTTTAGCGCTTAAATACGACATTGCTTCGCCAGGTAACTTGCTATCTGGTTTCGCTCTTTTGAGTGAATAACCCAATCGCTTAACCCACATTGTTAAATCTGCGTTTACCTTGCGGCGTTCCTGTAGCTCTGCGGCCAGCGCGGCATAATCTTCATACTTCACATATCTACCATCTGGCCATTCCATCATGTCTGCGCCGTACTGGGCGTAACGGGTGACGTTTTCCGGTTTTAACTGGTTATTGGTCATTGGTTGGCTCCTTCTGCGGCACGATTGACTATCACGCCGTCATAAATTTCGTTTAGATGACCTCTCAGCTCCATCCGGCGCAGCGCTGAAAGCATATAATCGCACTCGACCTGCTTGTTGCCTGTAAATGGCTTGTCCTCTGCGCTTCCCCAGCAACAGTTTCCCTGTGGCCATCCGTGAACCTTTCGAACCTTTCCATTAACCACATGCAGCAAACCCCAGCCAGGCGGAAGGTCTTCGACAGAGATAATCCCCGGCTCGCTGATAAAGAACCGCCAGTCACCCATGCCAAGTTCGGGGCGTAGCCGGAAACGTTTTTTCCTGTCTGCGAGCAGGTCGGCGCGTGAGCACTTAGCCTCTATCAGACAGGAAGCGAAATTCCTGAACCCCATGGCGTCTGGCTGCTCACCTGTGCTGGTTACAGCAACAAAGCGATCGTGAAAGCAGACTTTGAAGCCGTTCCGCTTAAGGAATTGATAAGCTATCTGGCAAAGCTCATCGTGTGTCAGTGCCATCACTCAGCCTCCCACTTGATGCCCGCGGCGGTAAGTATCCGCTCCACCTTTTCCTGATAACCTTGACCACCGGCGCTAACAGCCTGCGGCAGCTTCACGGTGACGGTGCGGGACTCCCTATCCAGCGGCGGAAGGTCTGGAGTTGTCACGCCAAACAGCGCCGCCAGTGCGCGATAGTTCTGCTCGCTGTGATAACGACCTTTGCAGCGGACCAACTTCTCGACTGCTGCACGAACAGGTTCAATATCGTCGATATGCGCTTTGAGCTTATCGGCGCGGAACCGCTCGTTATCGAAGCTGGTGCGCCAGTTTTCCCGCTCTCTTTCTGCCTGCTCCGCGCGAGCATCGAGCGTCACGTTAGCGGCACAGAGTTGTTGCTCTGCTTCTTCCAGCTCGGCGATGCGCTGGCGCTGAGCGGTAACTTCATCGAAAAGCGCGCAGGCGATATTTCCCTGCTGAGTGGCCAACTGCTTCGCCTTCTCCAGCGCCTCTACCAGCGCGAGAACGTTGTCTGGGCTCGCTTCGTCCTGCCATAAATCTGACGTGTCGCCTTCTGCCCGGCATGCGATTTCAGACTCAGCAGCAAGGCGCAATACTGTTGCCAGTTCGGTGATATCAGTCATGCTGCACGCTCCCATTTCACGCCTTCTTTCACCAACTGACGGCAGTGACGAATAATCTCAGCGCGGCCAACTTTGTCGCCAAGCCTCCACGGTGAATAAAACTGCTCTTTATTAAGTTCTTCACCAGTTGCGTTTTCGGCGTCATACGCATGCCCAATGCTATCCCAATCAGTGGTTTCGAGGATTAGCTGTTCGTGGAGAATATAAAACGCTTCCTTGCTGTCTGCCTCTCCCCAATAGTCAACGGTGATAACTTCCCAGGTCTGATACGATTCACAAGTTGAATAAATCATTCCCTCCCCACGCGACCATTCCTCCTGTCGGTATTGGCGTGGCATGAGAGCAATCAAAATCTTCATAGCAGCGGTATTAATTTTTTTCTCAATGCGTGGTTTTTCGTTGGTGTAGCGTCGCTTGCTCATTTGTCGGTCCCCTCGCGCAGTTCAGTTTCCCATTCAGCCAGGGATTTCTCTGCGTATTCCCCCGACAGGCCATCTTCTGGAAACGCTGGATCGTTTGCCAAATCCTCTTTTGCGGTGAGGATCATGCGTACCACGTCGACAACCTCAGCCATTGGTTTATCAACGTGTCCGTGATTGAAAGCCGCAGCAAGGCGGCTTGCAGCAAAGTTGATACCCTCTGCTCGACCATCAGCCTTAATCCCGGCTACGATGCGATCGGTGGCGGTGGTTTCTGGCTTAAGTGCGTCCAGAACGGCGTGGATAACCTCTGTTTCGTTTTCAACCCATGACCACTCGGAGGTTTCATTCCAGTCATGATCCATTACTGCGGTTTCCATGAATGCATCGACTGCTTCGGATGGGATTTCCTTCTGGATAAATACATTCTTCAGCCCCACATTCTCCGCCGCCAGCTGCTTCACCCAGTCCTGCAGGTCTACGCCAGCCGGGCAGCCTGAAAGCTCGCGACATTTCTCGATAGTTAACAGTGCTGCTGTGAGTTCGTTTTCGTTATTCATGCCTGCGCTCTCCCGTAGACCGCTAAAATTCGTTTCATCACCGGGCTCTGCCGGCACTCGTTGAAAATCTGATTGGTGCTCTTCTGGCCGGATATTTCTTCCTCAGTGGCCAGACGGTAGTGAACCGTTCGCCAGACCTTCGCTACTGCTACCAGTACTCCCTGCTTTGCCAGGATGTTCGCGGCCTGGTTAATGCAGGTGTGAGTCATTCCGGAAGCCGCGGCTACATCTGGCGAGCTACAGGTTTTATGCGTTTTCAGGTAGTTCAGAATTGCGTCTTTTCCTGTCATGACCGGCTCTCCCGATAGCTGTCCCAGGTAAACGAAATCGTGCAGCCGCCGCCGTCGTTCATGCGGTCGATGACACGCTCGCCGATAAACTGCGTCAGCTCATCCTTCGGCAGGTTGCTGATCAGGATCGTCGGCTTCAGTCGCTCGTAGCGGGTGTTGATGATTTCAAACATGATCATCTTCTCGGCTTCGCTGCCAAACTGCACACCAACCTCATCGACAATCAGCAGGTCTGGCTTCGTGAAGTGGCGGATCACTTCATCCTCAGTGCGCGTGGCTGTTTTTGACCAGGTCGATTTAAACTCCCGGGCAATCTTCAGCGCCGTTGTGAAAATGACTGAGCTTTGGTGGTGCTCAATCACATGACGGGCAATGGCCAGTGCAAGGTGGTTTTTACCGGTACCAGGCTTGCCACACATAACCAACCCACCTCCCTGCTGGAGGCGATCAGTCCATTTCGATGCGTAGGCCTGGCATACCCGTAGTGCTCGCTCAGAATCCTTCCCAACAGGCTTGTAGCTGTCCAGAGTGCACGTGGAGAAGCGCTCTGGTATGTCCAGCTGGCGAAGCAGCCTTTCTGCAGTTTGCTGGCGAACTCGCTTATCCCAGCGAACCTTTTCATCCCTCAGAAAATTCAGTTCGTCTTCCAGGCAGCCAGGGCAGCGTGTCGGCGGCGATGGCAGATTGATGATGCTGCTGGTCAGGATCCGCTTGCGCTGCTCATACTCGCCATGTTTTTCGCAACAGACGCGCTCGATAACCACCTCGCAATTCGGGATGTCTTCCGGTGGCTTACTCAGCTGATCAAGCATCCGCTCAATGGCAGTGATTTTTTCTTCCAGTTCCATGATCAGTCCCTCGCCCATGATGGGATTTCAGTCTGGCCGTAGTCCTTACCTGCGAAATTTTCGGCAACTCGCACTTGTTGACGTGGTTGAGGCTTGGCGCCCTTTGGCTCAAACAGGCCTTGCCAGCCATTAGCGATGCTCTGGTTAATAATTTCGTCAGGGGAGTAACCGTTCAGTCTGCAGCGGTCCAGCAGGTTGATAGCCTGGGTGACCGTCTGCTGAGACTTGATGGGCTTTTTCAGGTCTCGACGGTATGCCACCCATGAAGACCAGATCTCTGCAGAAAGCCAGTCAGGCAACTGAACAGCTGACGCATCGAACGAAACCGCCCGGGGGGATTTAGGGGGGTTATTAATATTGTCTTTATTGTCTTTTGTATGTTTGTCTTTTGTGTTTACCTGATTCGGGTAATAGGCGTTACCTGATTCGGGTAAACTTTTCTTACCTGATTCGGGTAATGTTACCTTTTTCAGGTAAGGTTTTTTTTCTGTACCTTTTACGGGTAAAGATGACCATTCGCTGACCGCTTTATTAATCCCGATTACGCGACCGGTTTGCGTTAATATCCCCCGCTTAACCAGGGCGCTTTTTGCAGCTGAACACTTATGCGGAAGAATGCCGGTCAGCTCCGAGATCTGCTCGTTACTGACCCAGTCAGATTTCTTGTTGAAGCCGTATGTTTTGCGCATAACAGCCATGAACACCAAAAGCTGATGCTGCGACAAACCTGCATGCATGACAGCCTCAAGGAGCTCATTGGCGATGCGCGTAAACCCATCGTCGAGATCTGCCACGCGCAGCTCCTGTAGTGCCACGACAGGCACAGGGAAATTGATTACTTCGGCAGTATTTGCCATAATTACTCCTGTGAATTGATCCAGTTAATTCGCGTAGAAAGCCGTTAGTGTTCGCCCACTGCGGCTTTCGCCTTTCTGTTCCCACTCATGCTTCAAAGTCACCTTTCTCTCCCGGCCTGTTAGAAATCAGGATGGCCAGCAGTAGCGACATGTTCGGCAACAGACTTTCCCGCCAGCGACTAACCGTCGACTTATTCACTCCGGCCACTTTGGCGATAGTTGTGGTACCCAGTTCAGCTATCTGGCTGTGTAACCAGCTTTCTATCCTGCGAGCCTCCACTTTGTTGCGTGTCGTTGAACTCTCCATTTGTGATACTTCCTCTGGTGTTGTTTGGAATGGCCGCGGGTTAGGCGGCCGGTGAATGCGCGCTCAGCAACTGCGCAAGGTCAGGCCGGATCTCTGCCGCCTTAATCTTGCCGTTAGTCGCAGACACAATTTTCATTACATAGCGAGCATCAATTCCGCCGCCATGCAGCCAGCGCCAAACTGTCGGCTGCGCTACGCCACACAGATCGGCCAATTTTTTCTGACTGCCAGCGATATCAATTGCCTTCTGGATGGTTTTGTTCGTCATGTTCCAATTCCTATAAGTATTGGTGCAAAGTAATAATAGCAATGCGTATTGGTTTTAGCAATAGCAAAACGTGTTTTGACCAGTAATACGCAAGCGTATAAATTTGAGATTATGAAAAAAGAAACTCTTGCAGATCGTTTAAACGAGGCCATGGCTTCGGCCGGAATGTCACAAGGGGCGCTTGCGAAGGCCTCAGGTATTGCTCAGCCGACCATATGGCGCCTGGTGAGTGGAAACGCCAGGGGTTCAACAAAAATTGTCGAGATAGCTAATGCTTTGGGTGTCAGGTCTGAATGGTTATCAACCGGAAATGGACCGATGCGCGATGATGGCCAACTACCTCGCGCTTCCCAGGTTAAAAGCCAGGATACCGATGCATTCAGGATTGATGTTCTGGACCTTATGGTCAGCGCGGGACCGGGCATTGTGAACCAGGAGTTCGTCGAGATTCTCCGCTCTGTTGAGTATGAGCCAGCAGAAGCCCGCCACATGTTTGATGGACGAAAGGCCGAGAACATCAGGATTATCAACGTCCGCGGCGACAGCATGTCGGGCACGATTGAGCCTGGTGATCTGCTCTTCGTCGACATCAGCGTTAAGAGCTTCGACGGTGACGGTATTTACGCGTTCCTGTACGACGAAACTGCTCATGTTAAGCGCCTGCAGAAGATGAAAGACAAGCTGCTGGTTATCTCAGATAACAAGAGCTATGCGGCCTGGGACCCGATCGAGAAAGACGAGATGAACCGGGTGTTCGTGTTCGGCAAGGTGATCGGCAGCATGCCGCAGACGTACAGGAAGCATGGTTAATGCAGTGGCCTGACGAGACGGTTGGATAGCTAAAAGCAAGGAATATCAATGGAAGACATACAGAATCCAAAAAGTGAAGTTAGAGATCCTTCAGAAATTAAAAAGGTCACTTTCGACTTATTTAAATTCTATCTTGATGAATTAGAAAAAGAATGTGGGGATATAAAATGTTCCGAGTGTGGGAATCACTTATGGAACATTTTCCGAGCTCCCGGTCCTGAAGAAAAACCAAATGTCGTAACTTTCCCCATGCCACTCTCACCAGGTATGGGCATGTGGGCATTCCCTATCTCATGCTCAAAGTGTGGCAGCATGCGATTTTTCGAAGCGTCTACAGTTGTTGACTCCTTGCGAACCAATGGAAAGCTATGATTACAGCCACCTCCCCATACTATCCAGCATTTGTAGGAAATGTCGTTCCGCATCCCCTTTTTGATGGTATCATTGAGAACATGGATGGTGGCATGATGTACGCCGCTGAAGTTATAACATTAGATCTTGGGGAGGCAGAAATGAGCAATAGTAACTCTTATATCGATGAGCTGCTTCGAGCGCTGAAGATTACTTGGCCACTACTGGTTGTAGTCATTGCGTCCTCCTACGGATTCTTCTCCCTTACTCAATCGAGAATTGATTCCCAAATGGCAGAAGTCAGGGCTCAGATTGCTTCTGATAGAAAAGATGCCTCTTCTGACAACGCTACTCTAAGATCAGATTTAAACAACGGCTTCAATAGAGTTGCTGACAAGCTTGATGAATTGAACAAAACCATTTCAAGCATTCAAGTTGAGCAAGCGACTCAAAAAGCAAAAGCTGAAACATCAAGTCATAACTGACCCGGCCCCCGCGCCGGGTTTTTTAATGCCCCTTCCTCGCGAACTCCGCCGCATCACGCAGCAAACCCTTGTGAATGACATTGCCTACAGAGCGTCGCTTTGCCTCCAGCCGTTCGACAATAGCGTCACGGTCAATTGTCGCGCCGTCGATTATCAACTCAACAACAGCCCCGCCGATTTCACCAGCGATAAACGCTGCACGATCTTCCAGTAACTCATCCCGTTCCATATCCATACCCAGCCCCATAATCTTGCCCTCACTGATGTTTTTTTGAGCATAACAGCACAATTACAAAAAATAAATTCATTTAGCTATCAATGATTTAATATAAATTGCTATTATCCAATATCAATACGTATTGCTATGACCAATACTCATTGCTATTATCACCTCATCCAAACAAAACCGGCAACGCCGGGTAATCGTAACAACGCTCAGCTGGCCGGCTTTAAGGCCCAACTAACGAGGTAAACCATGGACAGCAAAGAACTTATGCACGTAATAGCGCTTCTGCTTGAGGACTCGAAGCGGCTGCAGGAGTTGGAACCAAATGCAGGAACCGAGGCCCGCATCTGGATAGCTAAACAAGCTCTGGAGTCAGGCGATCAGGAAGGTTAGAACTTATTGCTGTTCTTAACTCAGTTTCACATAAGGGTGAAGAGATGATCCGAGAACATGAAATTCCTGCGTGGCACCGGTTTTGTTTAAAGGTTGCTGTGCTTGTGGTTGCAGTCGGTTGGGTTAGCTACGAATTCTGCTGGGGTGCCGCATGAGCAAACAAGGCATCCGTTCACTGATTTATGTGCTGCTTTCCATGACGGTTTTATGGTCGGCAGTGATTGCGAAAATTCTACATGTTGCGGGGGTGTTCAATGGCTAACTCAATTCCTAACAGCGGACGCGCCGTTATGATGCGCAATCGCCGCACTGGTGCCGCCTGGCTGGTCAGCTTCGACTATCGCGACGGCAGCTACTGGCATGAGCCACAGGGCAATCTGCGCCACATCCGCCGGCCATACGCATCACGCAATATCGAGCCGAACCTGGTTCCAGCCGGGACGCATTAACCGCGCATATCAGCGCACGAATTTAACTGAGCTATCAGGCGGCTTTCATCGCGCCGGGGATTCTTACAACCAAATTTCAGGAGCGAGCTATGAACGCATACCGCGCATATGACGTGATCGAAGAGCGTAAGTGGGCCGAGCAAACGCTCACCGAAGAGAAGCAAAAGTGGATTGACGATCGGGCGCAGGAAATTATCGACGCTCTGCCGAAAGAGCCATCAGGGCTGTTCCGCTTCTCTGTGCCGATGGACAAAAGCCCATACGAAGGCCTCCGCAGCGATGCAGCTGGCGAGGCATATAACGACCTCATCTCGGCAGTAGCTTACGCCCAGGCGGAATACGACTGGGATCACCGCACCGGCTGCCCGTTTTAAGGATGCATGAAATGTCTGAATCTAAAACTCACTACCGAAAAGCTTTTGACTCTCCATACCTGAGCAGCGCCGACATCGTTGAGCCCACGGTGCTGACGATCGCCCGGGCAACGTTAGAAAGCGACAAAACCAAAAAAACTAAAGACGTTTTTAACACCGCTTATTTTGAGGAGCGCGAGTTGCGCCCTGGCGAAAAACTTAAGCCAATGATCCTGAATGCCACCAACAGCAAGATGCTGAAAAGCATTACCGGATCGCCATTCCTTGAGGATTGGGTCGGCGTGAAAGTCACTGTTTACGTCGATAAAAATGTCAGGTTCGGAAAGGAATCGGTTGAAGGTCTCCGCTTAAGCCCAGCGCGCGTTTCAAAACCTGTGCTTTCGCCGGAAAAAACGCAGGCATGGAATAACGCTAAGGCCGCCTTCAAGCGCGATGGCAACCTGGATGCAGTGCTGGCGAGAATGGACATTTCTCCAGAGCATCGCCGCCAACTGGAACAGGAGTGCTCAGCATGATCTGGCATGACGTCGAGCAAAACGGGGAAGAGTGGGATGCTCTTCGCCTGGGGAAGGCTACCGCTTCAAACTTCGGCTTGATTATGGCTAACGATGGCAAGGCGTTTGGTGAGCCAGCCAAGCGTTATGCGCTTCAGTTAGCTCTTGAGCAGATTAAAGGGTGCAAGTCTGAGTTTGGCTTCACAAACGACCATATGGAGCGCGGCCACGAACAGGAGCCAATCGCTCGCATGCTGTACGAAGAGATGAACTTCGTCGACGTGGATAACGGCGGTTTCTTTGATCACGAAACGTATGGGGATAGTCCAGACGGACTCGTTGGCCGGGACGGGTTGGTTGAGATTAAGTCGGTAATTGCCGCCACTCACTACGCCACCCTCACCCGCGGCGCCTTCGATCCGGCATACAGATGGCAACTAATCGGCCACCTTGATTGCTCTGGCCGGGATTGGGTTGACTTCATCAGCTACTGCTCTGATTTCCCTGACGGAAAGCAACTCATTGTTTACCGTCTGACAGCCGCTGAGTGCCAATCAGAAATAGGCCGCCTTCGCGCGAGAAGGAATGAGTTCCTCTCCCTTGTGGCAGAGACTAAGCGAATGATACTGGAGATCGAATGAAACGCACTCCATTTTACCGCAGGCCCGGCAAAGCAGGGAAATTCTCCGGCCTTCGCGAGCGCGTGATCTGGATGATTCAGACGCGCGGCCGCCCTGTTACCGGCAGCGAAATAGCGGAGAAGTTCGGCGTGACGCTTGTCGAATTTAACCGCGTTGCGAACGGTATAACCAAGGGAGAAGGCCGCATTGCGCAGCTGATCGCATCGGAAACATGGCTCAACGAAGACGGCATCTGTGATCGCACCTTTGACCTGGTCACAAGGCCAAAGGTCATTACCCCGCAGGGTAAAACGCGCCTGTTCACTAAGCGCTCGATAGCTCAGGCCGCCTCTGGAAACCGCCAGAAATGTATTGATAAAGCGGCCCGACGCCGCCGGCTTATCGCATCGGGCCTCTATATCGATGAAATGGAGTCAGTCCTATGAAACGCTACTCACTTATCTATGCCGACCCGGCCTGGTCTTACGGGAACACGATCAGCAACGGCGCCGCCGTCGACCACTACCCCACCATGAGCCTGCTCGATATGAAGCGGCTGCCGGTATGGGAGCTCGCCGCGGATAACGCTGTGCTGGCGATGTGGTACACCGGCACCCACAACCAGGAGGCGATCGAGCTGGCCGAGGCCTGGGGCTTTACGGTGCGCACGATGAAGGGCTTCACCTGGGTGAAGTTGAACCAGCTGGCCGAACTGCGCATTACCAAGGCTCTGGCAGAGGGCGATGTGACCAACTTTTACGACTTCCTCGACCTGCTGAATGCAGAGACGCGCATGAACGGCGGCAACCATACCCGCGCCAATACCGAAGACGTGCTGATCGCCACCCGCGGCGCCGGGCTGGAACGCAAGCACGCCGGCATTAAGCAGGTGGTCTACAGCCCGCTCGGAGCGCACAGCGAGAAACCGTGGGAAGTTCGCCACCGCCTGGAGCTGCTCTATGGCGACGTGCCGCGGATTGAGCTTTTCAGCCGCAGCGCTGCGCCAGGCTGGAGCCATTGGGGAAACCAATGCGCCACCGCTTCCGTTGAGCTGATACCCGGCTGCGCCATTGAAGTTGTGAAGACGGAGGCAGCATGACGCCAGAAGAAAAAGAAAACGCTCTCCGCGCCCAAGCTCGTCGCTGCGCAGAAGAGATAACCAAAGCGATGAGCGTAAAGCCTAAACCGAAGTGGAACGCTGTATGCCCCCCCATCCTTCGCAAGCACTACGAGAAGGTAAAGCCGATGGGTGTCAGCCTGGTGAAATTTGTCAGTGTTATTGGCCGCATGAATGGGCGGTATGGAGTGGAATCATGAAAGAACGCGGAATGATTTTTAACGGGGAGATGGTGCGAGCAATTCTCGACGGTCGTAAGACACAGACACGGCGCCCAGTGAAGTTCCCTGTGCATGATAAAAACCTTGGGTGCGAGCTGGCTGGCAATGAACTGGCAGGGGAACTGTCGGCAGGGAACTATCTGAACAGCGCATTTGGCAAGCCAGGCGATCGCATCTGGGTGCGTGAGACGTGGGCGGAAGCTGGCGCCAGCGCGCCGGACCTAAAGCTTTATCGTGCTAATTATCCTGAGCATGTTCCTTCGATTTATGAAAACGTGCCGCCGGCTGAAGAAATTCGCTGGACGCCATCCATTCACATGCCACGCACCGCCAGTCGCATTCAGCTGGAAATAACCGACGTGCGGGTTGAGCGCCTACGCAGCATGAGCCAGGACGATGCACGCGCCGAGGGTGTTATTGCCGCATCTGGCCCTATGGAAGCCGGTTTAGCATTCCGCGAGCTGTGGGACTCAATCTACGGCGAGGAGAGCTGGAAAGCCAACCCCTGGGTTTGGGTTATCGAGTTCAAGCGTGTTGAAGGCGGTGCAGCATGAACAGAGCCTCTCCCGTTGATTTAAGGAAATGCCTTGAGGCCGCACATGGCCTCGCTCATATCGGCATCCGTTTTGTGCCGATCCCGGTAGCGACAGAGGAAGAGTTCCAGGCACTGTCTGCCGAGCTTTCACGAAAGCTTGAGCAGATGGCGGTTGAAGCGGAAAAAAGCGAAGGCGGTGCAGCATGAGCGCAGAACTCATCGATCAGGCCAACGATCTGGCAGAGCGCCGGCTTGAAATGACCATCCAGAACATGCGCATCAACCATAACGCAGTTTCAGCTACTCACTGCCGCGACTGCGGTGAGGAGATGCCCGATCGGCGCCGGGAACTGGTGGCGGGTTGTCAGCGCTGCGCTGATTGCCAGGAAGAGCTTGAAGAACGTGGTAAACACCTGAGGTGATTTATGTGGGTAATGATGAAGCTTAAACGCTCCGAGCAAGAGATGTACTTCCAGTATTACGACAGCAGGGAAGCGGCTGAAATGGCGGTTAAGATTATGAACTCCGTCGCCAGTAGCTGGGAATTCTATATCAAATAAATAGCAGGTGACGCATGTTCAAGCTGATACAGCGCGGTCAGATTTACGCTGATTGCCACGGATGGCCGGTAATTATCGCCAGCAGCGACGACAAGACGGTTCGCTACTGGCGCCAGGGGCGGATCAACACCGCAAGCATAGACCGCTTTAACAATGACTTTGAGCCGCTCTCTCACGAAGAGGCCCAGCAGATAAAGGCAGAGCTGGAGCAGAGCGAACACATTAAGAAACTGCGCGCCCAGCGGGCGGCGTAACCGGGAGGAAATATGGCGTCTGATAAACCGATAACAGCACAGCAGGCCGCCGATTTGCTCATCGTGTCGGCGCGGGTGATCTACCGCCTGATTGAGTCTGGGGAGCTCGCCGGCCGCAAGGTCGGCAACAAGTACAGAACGACCGAAGCAGCTTGTATTGCATATTTGAAAACCCCGCGCGATCCTGTCATCGCGAACGCGGGTGAACATAAAGGAGAAGTTTTATGTCAATCACCCTCAGGGGCGGCATGTGGCACTGTCATTTCTTTACGCCGTCAGGAAAAAGAGTTAGGCGATCTCTTGGCACGGGGGACAAAAAGCAGGCTCAGGAGCTCCACGACAAGCTGAAATCGGAAGCGTGGCGGGTTGACCAAATCGGCGACCTGCCCGTCAGAACCTTCGAAGAGTGCTGCATCCGGTGGCTGCGGGAGAAGGACCATAAGCGATCGCTGGATGATGACAAAACCAAAATTGAGTTTTGGCTGCAGCATTTTTCCGGTCGTGATGTCTCGAAGATAACGGCGGAGGAAGTTCACGAAGCTGTTAACGGGATGATCAACCGTAAGCACCTGCAGGTGTGGGAGAGTAAACGTGATGCCGCGATGAGGAAGGGAAAGCCGGTTCCGGAGTACAAACCACGGCAGGTTTCGCAGGCGACGAAGGCGCAACACCTTTCCTTCATTCGATCCCTTCTCAGGGCCGCTGCGAATGACTGGGGCTGGATAAAAACAGCCCCTGTTATCAAAACCCGCAAACCGATCAGTAAGCGGATACGGTGGCTGACCAGAGAAGAAGCTGAGCGCTTGATCGAGTGCATGCCGGAGAGCATTAAGCCAGTGGTGATATTTGCACTGGCAACCGGCCTGCGCCGCTCAAACATCATCGGGCTTGAGTGGCAGCAGGTCGATATGCAGAGAAAGGTTGCATGGGTAAATCCGGAGAACGCAAAAGCGGGCAAGGCGATTGGCGTAGCTCTGAATGATACCGCATGCAGGGTATTAAGGGATCAGATAGGGAAGCACTCCCGATGGGTGTTCGTTCACACCACGGCAAAACATCGCCCTGATGGAACACTGACGCCCGCGGTTAGAAAAATGCGAGTGGACGACAATAATGCCTGGCGCGCCGGGTTGAAAAAAGCGGGGATCGAGGATTTCCGTTTTCACGACCTCCGGCACACCTGGGCGAGTTGGCTGATCCAGTCCGGCGTCCCGCTTTCTGTTTTACAGGAAATGGGGGGATGGGAGAGCATTGAGATGGTACGCCGTTATGCTCACCTGGCGCCAAACCACCTGACCGAACACGCACGGAAAATTGACGCCATTTTTGGCGCTAGCGACACAAATACGACACAAGGAGGAAATCAGGCCGGCTTAAAACTGGCGTAAGTTCTTGTTTATTAATGGCACGCCCTACAGGATTCGAACCTGTGACCTACGGCTTAGAAGGCCGTTGCTCTATCCAGCTGAGCTAAGGGCGCATTGAGAAGCGGGAGCTTCGTGATGTGCAATCGCCGGAATTATACGGTCCACGCCTGATGAGTCAATGTATTTTGCCGCGAAACTGCGGTTGTCTGTGCAACCTGCCTGGTTTAGCTGCGAAAGGAGTATAAAGTTTATTCAACCTTATGTTTATGCACGGTAACTTTGCTTTCGACTCCATGCGCTTTTTGGCTCCGCTCGCGGCAGGATTATGCAGGGATTGCAGCGGTCGCCTTACCAAAGCAAGATAAAATCTTAAACGAAGACTGACAGCGAGGCTGGCTTCTGACAAAATATCGCCATCCCCCTTTCGTAAAGATACAGATGGAATCCTCTCTCTGATGGCAGCAAAAATTATTGACGGTAAAACGATTGCGCAGCAGGTACGCTCTGAGGTTGCGGAAAAAGTGAAGGCTCGCGTGGCGGCCGGATTTCGAGCACCAGGCCTGGCCGTCGTGCTGGTCGGCAGCAACCCGGCATCGCAGATTTATGTCGGCAGCAAGCGCAAAGCGTGTGAAGAGGTAGGCTTCGTCTCCCGCTCGTACGATCTCCCGGAAACCACCAGCGAAGCAGAGCTGCTGGAACTTATCGACACCCTGAATGCGGATAGCGCTATCGACGGCATCCTGGTTCAGCTGCCGCTGCCCGCCGGCATTGATAATGTCAAAGTGCTGGAGCGCATTTCGCCGGACAAAGACGTTGACGGTTTCCACCCGTATAACGTTGGCCGCCTGTGCCAGCGCGCCCCGCGCCTGCGTCCATGCACGCCGCGCGGGATCGTCACGCTGCTCGAGCGTTACAACATTGATACCTACGGCCTGAACGCGGTGGTCATTGGCGCCTCCAACATCGTCGGACGCCCGATGAGCATGGAGCTGCTGCTGGCAGGCTGTACTACCACCGTAACCCACCGTTTTACCAAAAACCTGCGTCATCACGTTGAAAACGCCGATCTGCTGATTGTGGCTGTAGGTAAACCGGGCTTTATTCCGGGCGAGTGGATTAAAGAAGGCGCGATCGTGATCGATGTCGGGATTAACCGCCTGGAAAGCGGCAAAGTGGTTGGCGATGTCGTTTATGAAGATGCCGCCGCGCGCGCGTCGTACATTACGCCGGTTCCCGGCGGCGTCGGCCCGATGACCGTAGCCACGCTCATTCAGAACACGCTGCAGGCGTGTGAAGAGTATCACGATATTCAGGAGGCCTGA